TGGAGATGATATAAGGGCCATATTTGATAATAAAGATTACTCCGAAGCAGGAAGGAGAAAGAACATAGAACTTGCTCAACGAATGGCTAAGTTTTTTCACCACAAAGGTAATGTGGCAATTGTCTCATTAGTTTCTCCTTATAGAGACCAAAGAGAAGCATTTAAAACCGAAATGGGTGAGAATATAAAAGAATTATATGTTCATACTACCGATATAAGGGGTAGAGAATCGTTTCACGTTTCTAACTACGAACCGCCGTTGAAAAACTTTATAGATGTAGATACGACAGATGAGGATGAGTTTACAACATTTCAAAGATTAAAATCACTAATATGAAAAAATATGCAATGTTTATTGGAAGGTGGCAGACTTGGCACGCCGGACACGAATGGTTAATCCGCCAACAATTGGATAAAGGGAAAGATGTTTGGGTAGCAATTAGAGATGTTCCGAAAGATGAGAACAATCCTAAGTCTGCTCATCAGGTTTTAATGGATTTGTGTAAAGAACCTTTTTTTGTAGAAAACTCAAAGAAAATATACATAAGTGTGATACCAGATATCGAATCGGTAAACTATGGTAGAGCAGTTGGATATGAGGTAATATATCATACTCCTCCGAAAGAAATCGAAGCCATAAGCGGAACTGCGATTAGAAAAAAATACATCGATTCTAACGGTGATGTAATTGTTTATAATATAGATAACGATGATAGTAGAGAGAAAGAGGCACATAGCTAAAACTATATCATATCGAATAGTTTCAACTCTAATAGGGTTTGGTATTATGTGGTGGGTAAGTGGCTCAATTAAAGTTGGTGCAGCATTTGGTGTAGCAGAATTAATCTATAAACCTATTCAGTATTATCTTCACGAAAGAGTTTGGTATAAGTGGATAAAGTTTGGCCTTAAAAAGGATAATTAATATGAAACCTAGCATTTACATTTGCGGTGATAGTTTTGTAGATTGGGATATGCCTGAAACTCATTGGACTAATTATTTATCCAATCACTACAATGTTATTAAGTTAGGAAAATTTGGCGCGGATAATCATTCTATTCTTTATCAAACAGGTTTAATTCCAAAATACGAATATGGTGATAGATTAGTGATTGTATTTAGTGCACCAGGTAGATTTCCAAGAAGATTTTTTGGGGAAAGAGAAACACATCATCATATAAAATATTTTAATTGGGAATGGTATAAAGATAAACAATTTGCAAAAAAATTATTAGAAGTTAGATTATCCGAAACATCACATTGGTTAAATGGTGAAAGAAATAATGAAATACTATTTTTAAAAAAACTTAAAGAGTTGTATAATGATTTTTCTCCGGTATTTGTGACCTGGAATGAAGATTTTCATAAGATGACTTCTGATTTTGTTGAGTTGATTCAGGTTACTTCGATTGCAGATGAAGGAGGTGATCCTATGGATTGGCATCCTGGTTGGAAAGGTTGCTATGAATTTTATAAAAAAATGCATACCTTTTTAGATATAAAAGATGATTTAGTGGCCTTTCAATCTAAAACAAATAAAATAATATGAAATTATTGTTAGATGATTTTTTGTATTTAAAATCTCAATTGGAAATAACTCCATTGATGAATGATGATGAAATTAAGTTCGTAAAATCTGCACATTCTCAACTTTATTCCACATATATTGGAGAAAAAGGGGATGATGTGGCTCTTATTACCGAAAATTCTATAATATATTCATTAAAAAACAAAAATCTTAACAACTTTTTATGTGAGAAATTAGAAGAACCCATTGAGTATTTGTATATGATACATAAACACATCTATGGTGTAGGTGATTTTGCGAAAAAACATAAAGATAGATATGCAACACATAAAACGGTAAGTATAATTTTATCAGATGAATTTGAGGGAGGGGATATGTATGTAAATGATAAAAAGATACAATTAAATACAAACGGTGAATATGTAAGTTTCTTTGGTGGTAATGATTTTCATGAAGTAAAGCCGATTACAAAAGGAAATCGAGAGGTATTAATTGTTTGGTTTTCAAAAAAACAATCAAAATTTTCTTTAATATGATTGGTAAATTTAAAGTTTTCGAAAATGTATTCTCTAAAGAAGAATGTAATCAGATACTTAATAAGTGTGTAAATGAATCGGTTTTAAAAATAGCGGAAGTGTATGATAGTAAATTAATGAATAATGTTATTGATGTTAGTAAAAGAAAATCTAAAGTTGCGGGAATCGATTTGGAAGAACTTAATGATAGAATTATTAAAAAGCTAAAAGAATACTTTGGTATAAAAGGATACAATTTCAAAATTTCAAACTATCAATTTACTAAATACCAAAATGGAGATTATTTTAATTGGCACACCGATTCTTCAGATGATGTATATAATCAACGAATTTTAACAATTGTAATTCAACTTAACGATGAATATGAAGGAGGTGAATTAGAGTTAGAAATTGATGGTAAGGTATATTCGTTAAAAAAAGGAATAGGTAATTTATTTGCATTTTCATCTTTAACTAAACATAGAATTAAAGAAATTAAAAATGGAGTTAGGTATTCAATTGTTAATTGGTTGGAATTAGAAACACAAAAAAATTATAAGAAAACATTATTATAATGAAAAAAATAATCATAATCGGAGGTGGGACTGCTGGATGGCTTACTGCTCTAATAGTAAATAAATTTTGGGAAAATACAAATGTAACATTGGTAGAAAGTTCCAAAATAGGAATACTAGGAGCGGGCGAAGGAAGCACACCAAACTTCGGTAGAATTTTATCATTATTAGGTATAAATCAAAAAGATTTTTATGAAAAAACAGGTGCTACAAATAAGCGTGGGCTAAACTTAATAAATTGGCTTGGAGATGGTAGCACAGCAAAACATTTATTTACAGGTGAAGAGCCAACTGTTTTTACAAAATCATTTGGTTATCATTTTGATGCAAGAAAAGTTGCAGATTACTTTAAACAAATAGCAATAGATAGGGGTGTTAATTGGATTGATGGGGAAATAGAAACAATTAATAATACAGGTGAGTTTATTAAAAGTTTCAAATTAGTAGATGATAGAATAATTAGTTCTGATTTTGTTTTTGACTGTAGTGGATTTAATAGATTAGTTGGAAATCTATTTAATGAGGAATGGGTTGATTATTCAAAATATTTAATGATTAATAGTAGCATTGCATTTTTCCTACCTCAAAATAAAAAACTTACAATTAAAGATAAGACATATACAAATATGGTTGCTATGAGTTGTGGGTGGATGTGGCAAATTGAACTACAACACAGATGGGGATGTGGCTATTCTTTTAATAAAGATTATATAACAGTAGAAGATGCGAAAAAAGAAGTTGAAGACTATTTAGGGCATGAAATAGAAATTCAAAAAGTGTTTAGTTATAATCCAGGTAGATATAAAAGAAGTTGGATTGGTAACTCTATATCAATAGGATTATCATATGGGTTTATAGAACCATTAGAAGCAACATCGTTGATGTCGACTATTATGCAACTTAAAAGATTGGTTGATAAAAACTTTGATGAAAATTATAAAGATGGGTTCAATAAATGGTGTGAAGAAATTAATGAGCAAAATATGATGTTTGTTAGATACCACTATTTAGCGGAAAGATTGGATAACAAATTTTGGATTGATGCATATAATAAACCAATTCCAAAAAAATTGAAACAAATACTAGATAAAGATAACAACATTATTATCAAAAACGATAGAGATTTATTGAAATCCTTTGATTTAGTAGAAACTCCACAAAATATGTTGACATTCTTTACACACAATTATCAAACTATTTTTAGAAAAAATAAAAAAGTATTAAAAAAAGAATTAATTTAATGGAAAAGTTATATTTTAATGATACCACTTTTATTTGGAAAACAAAACTAAATAAATTAACCGATAAATCATTATTTCTAAAAGAAGCCTATTCAGTTATTGACTCTCAACCTGGTGTCAAAACTGATGGATTTGGATATAAAAAGGAATGGAATAATAATTTAAATTTTATAGGTAAAATTGAGATTAAAAGTAAATTAGATGAAGTTATTCAAAATGGCATAGATTTATGTAAAGAACTTTACACTACAAATAACTTACCTTTTAATAAAATTAATATTGATGCTTGGGTAAATGTAGTTAGATCTATAGATCCAATTCAACCAAACTTTTACGATGATAATCAAAAGTTTCATATTCATACTGAAATCAATAAAAAAACAAAATCATTTCCACCATCCTATACCTATGTTTATTATATTCAAATGCCAGATGTAATGAATGGAGAAGATGGTGTATTATATTTTAAAGGTAAAGATGGTCAAGAGTATTGGATTAGACCTGAAGAGGATGATTTAATCATAATGGAAGCAGATATGCCTCATTCTCCAAACAACGCTCCTAATTCAACTATTGATAGAATAGTATTAGCGGGGAATGTTGGGTTTGAATATATTAAAAAAGAAAAATCAATAATATAATGTTTGTAAGCTATATTGAAAATTTTTTAAACGAAGATGAATGTATTTCTTTAATTAATTTGGGCAATTCAATTGATTTAATCCAAATGAAATCTTCAAAATTTGTCAATGGAGAATTAGTTGGTGAAAACCTGGAATATGCAGGTAATAAAAGATTAGGGTGTTATTTTCTCAATGAACAACTTGATTTACCTATTGTAAAAAGCCTGACAAATAAAATTATTAATTTATCAAATAATTTAAATCCATTTAAAGGAATAGAATACAGCTATATTAAAAAATACTCTTTTAACAAATATGGTGTAGGAGATTTTTTAGATTGGCATTCTGACAGTCATGAAATACTAAATGGAGCTACGATTACATTTATAATTCAACTAAATGATGATTATGATGGAGGTGAAATACAATATAATATAGATAATAACATTTATACGATTAATAAGAAAATAGGTAGCGTTTTTATATTTGATTCTAATATAAGTCACTCTGTCAAAAAGATAGAAAATAGAAATAGGTATTCCTTAAATGTTTGGCCATCTAAAAATGTTACCAAATCACTATTATAATGCTAGTAGATAATAAGTTTATATATTTAAGTTTACCGAGATGTGCATCTACTTCGTTTCACTATTCTTGTATTATAAATAATATTGGCGTAAAAACTAATAATGGTGAATGGGAAGTATCAAATGAACATATTGATTTTAATTCAATTGAAAAAGAAGATTTAATGAATCATATATTTCATGGACATGAAACCATTTCAGATTTACAATCTAAATTTGGTATTGATGTTCCTGTGATAGCGGTTAATAGAGAAAGACATGAGCGTTTCTATTCATTCTACAAACATATGTTATCCGATTTTAAACGATTGGGTTATTTAGATTTTTATGATACGTTTTCCCATTTTACTTTGAATGAATTATTTTTTTTCACAAAAGATGATTTAATTAGCAAAAAGACGAGATGGGATAAAATTTCAGATTATCTAATTGAATTAAAATTAATTAACCAACCGGTCGATATTAACGTAACTTTATCAAGTAGAAAAAACGAAGAAAATTATTGGAAAGAAAAGAATGGTTATCTGGTTAATCTAATTGATATCCTATTAACTCCGATTTCTTTTTGGACAAATCATAACCCAAATATAATATGGTTTGAATTTGATAAACTGCAAGATTTAGATAAATGGGTATCTGATAAAACTAAAAAACCATTTAAAATACAATATGTAAATTCTAGTAAAAATATAAAAACAAATCTACCATTAGATGACAATTTTGTTGTCAAATATAATAGTATTTATGATTACTATGATTTACATAAAACAACTAAAACCTTAATATAAAATGCTTTATTCCGACAAAATATATGAAGTTTTTGACGATTTGCTATCAGTAGATGAGCAAAAAATCTTATATAACTATGCGAACAATAGTGAGATTAAATGGAATGAAACAGAGAATATAACAGGAAATTACGGTGGTAAAAAAAATACACATAAATTTCCTGCAAAAGTTCATCCTCAAATCGACTGTAAGAACGAACAAATAGATGAGCTAATTAAGAATATACAACGTATTATATCCAAAAAAATAGGATTAGAATTTGTAACCACTTACAGATGGAAAATTAACCATACATCTCCGTTAAATTATGAGTATAACCCAATTGATTTATTACACTATGATAGAATAGCAGAACATATTGCTGCAGTATATTATATTAATGATATAGATGGTGATACGTGTATTTATCGTAATAAATTTGGAGATAACGCAGAGACGTATATGGAAAATTTTGATAATGTAAATTTAGATTCTTTTGAACTATTGACTAAAATTTCTCCAAAAATGGGAAGATGTTTAGTTTTTGATGGGAGATATGCACATCACGCAAATTATCCAACTAAAGGTAGTAGATATATACTTAATTTAAATTTTGTTGCAAAACCCCTAAAAACAAATTCTTTATTATAGTTAATTATTATGAAAATAAATGGTATTAAATACGATTATAAAGAAATTTTTAATGCATGGATAACTGCCAGAAACCCATCTGATGATGAGAAAAAATTAGCAGAAAGAAGGTATTCTATTTGTTCAAAATGTGAATTAAAAAAATCCGTCATAAAAAATCAAAAGTGGTCTGAATATTGTAAAGGGTGTGGCTGCCCCCTTAATAAAAAAATATTTACTAAAATTTATAATAGCTGTCCACTCCTAAAATGGGAAGAGTGTGATAATGGGTTTATTGAAAAGATAGAGGATAAGCGTGAAAAATCAATAATTTAAGTTTATATATATTTATAGTTGAAAAAAGATAATTGTAACAAATGAAAGCAATAATATTGGGTTCAGATTTATTGGAATACAATAATGATGTAAAAATTTTAGAGATAAATACAAATACAACCATTTATAATCCTGGAGCTGAACTATTGGAATATGATGGGTTATTTGATATGTTAGTTCAGAATAACATATCAGAATTTCATTTTATATATACTGAAAGAGATTCCCATTCACCATCTAATGAAAGATATCGATTTAAGGAAAAATTAGTTCAAAAATGTAATGAAAATAACATTTCTTTTAATGAATACATCGTTCCTTTTAATTCTGTTACGGTACCATATATAGAAGATTCTCCTACTAAATTTATATTAAGACAATCGTATGATACGACAGCATTGATTGATGACTCGTATTGTGCTGATAAATTTGGATTCTGTGAACTGATGAGCGGTAGCCAATATATACCAAAAACTTATTTTAGTTCATCTGAAGTTAGTATGGATACATTAAATAATGTTAGTTTTCAAACCAATGGAACACCAAATGTTATAGTAAAAGCACAGGCTCCTAGCTATGATACTGCATTATATCCATCAATATATTCATTAGAATCACAATCTCAATTAGATTCATTAAAATCATCGAATACTTCGGAATACCTTATACAAGAATTTTTATATTCAACTGATAATTTAGTGGATAATAAATATTCTATAATAAGAAGCATTGATGTTATATATGGTAGTAATTTGGAAGTAATCAGTATGGGTGGATATAAGCAATCCACTGTAATACCAATTGATTTTATAGCTAATGAATTTACTGCTGATAGAAAATTAATTCAAAAGAGTAGACAGAAATACATCACAAAGGAAGTTGGTGTGAATCAAAAAATTGAAAGTTATCACACCGATATGGACTCTAAAATTATTAATTATACGGGTTCAATTATTAATGCAAGTGATTTACAGATCGGAGATTATATTCGTTCAATAGATTTTGTAGATTATAACGATAATCACGCTGCTAATTTTGAAGAAGGTAAATTAAATGTATTTGGATGGAGTGGTAGTTTATCAAAATCCAATGAAACCTTACTTCAAACATCATCATCTTTACAAGGAATTATTTCTTCATCAATAGATACAATTTATATAAGGGTAACGACAGCTGATGGTAAAAGTTGGGTAGATTCTCCATCGTGTACATACTATATTGAAGAATCCGGCTCAACATCAACAAGATTTGAAAAACTAAACCAAATGTATATTGGTGATAAATTAGTTGTAACCGATTCTAATACACAACAATTATCGACATTAGAAATAACTAATTTAGAAATGGAACACGCTCAAATGATGGTTTACGGATTGGATTTCGAGCCATCCGACCTTTTTTTGGTTGATATCGGAGATGATGTTTTTTCAGTAATGCACAATAGTTGTTATTGTCCGTGGTCATATTGTGGAAACTATTGTTATGACAACACCTGTTCGGGTTGTGGCGGAGGCGGCCAACCCCCTAAACTTTAAAATAATTTAATTATGTCAGATATAAGAATTAATAGACCGATTCAAACGATTAAGCCAAGTATTGTAGCTTTATCTAATGATACTAAAGTAAAAGTAAATGCTGCTATTCAAACGGTAGTTAATAAAATTAAAGATAGACATCTAAGTTAAATATGTTATATCAATCAATCTTATTTTCACAAGAGGAATGTGAATATATTATTGACTTAAAATATAAGTATCCTCTGTTGGGTGATAATGGTAGATGGGATATATTCGATAATTTCAAATATAAATTTTATGCACTAGAATTTATAGATGATATAAATTGGATTATAAATAGAATGTGTGATTTTTTTGAAAATGAAACTAAATTAAAAATCCATACCCGACCTACAAAATTAAATTTACATCATTATACCATAGGTGATGAATTTGGTAAGCACATAGATACTGGATCACCTTTAAAAGAATGGAATGTAGGTATTGTTCTTAACGAAAATTTTATGGGAGGGGATTATCTCATTTTTGATGAAAACGATAATCCTATTTATATAAATAAAAAAATTGGTAATGTATGCATATATCAATCACAGACACCTCATCAAGTTACTCCCATAACAAGTGGTGAAAGATGGGCGATTGCTATGTTTTTGCATAAATTTAGAATGCAAGAAAAATCAATTTTATGAAAATTTTAGTTTTGGCTACTCCTAGAAGTGGTTCTACCTCTTTAACTAAATTAATAAATGCACATTTAAATCCGGATTATTCCCTTTTTATAGAACCATTTAATCCAAACTTTTATCAATTGTATAAAAACAAAGGATTCGATTTTCAAACTATTATACCATTGCAAAATTGTAATAATCTATTAGTAAAAACATTACTATTAGTTGAAAATAATGAGTATCCTTTAAAATCTTTTAATAGTTCGAATTCATATTTCGATTGGTGTATATCATTTTTCGATAAAATAATTTTATTGGATAGAATTGATAAATTAGCACAATCTGAAAGTTTTGCTTTTAATGAAACTATGTTTAGAAAATACGGCATAGATTGGCATACTCCAAAAAAATACAATATAGCAGAAATAGATTCTTTATATATTCAAAATATGGTAGATAGATATACGGCATCCGCTAAATTACTATCTAGTATATCAATCAAATGTGAACAACCCATTTTTTATTATGAAGATATATTCGAATCCTATAAAAAGGGTGAGATAGAAAAAATATTTAATTATTTGGAAATAAACTTAATAGATTCATATTATAATGAATTTATATTATCTGAAACTAAAAAGGTTAGAATACAAAATACTTTAAATAAGATTATATAATGTTTTGTTTTTGCTTTCTTGCATACGGCGATGAACATATTAATGAATTTAATATAGTTGCAAAATCTATATTGGATTTAGATAAGGATTTTAAAATAATAGTCGGAACTGATTCTCCTTCAAAAATTATCGAAGGTGTTTATAGGGTTATAAAATTATCGGAATCATTTAATTACAATTTAAAAAGAATTGTTATTGGGGAGGCTTTGACTGAATTTGATACACTATTTTTTTTAGATACAGATACATTTATCAAAAGTGATGCGGATTTTTTTATACTGAATCATATAGATGAAGGATTTCATGCATCGAAAATAGTTGGATTGGATGAATTGAGAGATGTATATGGATCGTTGGAATATATGAAAGATTATTTATCTATTCTTACTACCGTAACCGATGATGCTTTAGAATTGATACATGAAGGTAAATTTGTTTTGCATATAAAAGATAATGATAAAAAACGTAGTTTTATTCAATGGTGGGAAAAGATTGATAGGCAAACTAGACCTTATCAAAAATTGGCTTACGATTTACCTGGTGCTATGGAGGGTATTATAATATGGATTGCTGTTAAAAAATCTATGATTGATTTAAAAATTGTAGATAGTGAGCTTAAAACATTATTTGAATCAATTAAACACTTTGGAAAAGCTAATATAAAACTCAAAAAATCATTGATTTAATATGGAATATTTAACAAATAAAATTCTAAAATACAGATGTGAATTAGATGATTTAAATTTAAAACCGAATGAAACTTATGAATATATACCAACTGATTCAAAGGAATTTTGGGATAGGCATATTATTTCAGAACTGGATAAACCCAGTATTCAATATTACGAATTAAATCCAATAGAATACAAACTAAATAATGCTGGATTTAGAACTCCGGATGATTTTAATTCATATGATGAAGGTGATGTTTATTTAGGGTGTTCTCATACATTTGGAATAGGTCATCATTTAGAAAATGTATGGTCTTATAAATTAAGTAAAATATTAGGTCGTAAATTTTGGAATTTGGGAATAGGGGGTACAGGAACGGATACCCATTTTAGATTATTATTTGCTTTTTATAAAGAACTTAAAATAAAAAATATATTCCATTATGCGCCATTGTATCCTCGATATGAATTTATTGAAAATGGAAGACCTCACTGGTATATTATCGCGAACTATAATAAAAATTGGGAATCTAAATTTGGTAATCTAATGAAAGAGTCTCTTTTAACTAATGAGCAAGTTGAATTAAATTGGCATAAAAACACTTCGGCGATAAGAGGGTTGGCAAGTGAAATTGGAGCAAATTATTATGTAATTGAAGGTAGTAGAGGATGGCATGGTAGAGACGATGAATCACTTTTAGCAAGAGATTTATTACATCATACCACAAAATACCATCATTCGGTATATCAAGATTTTTTAAAGTTATACGATGATAATTTGTATTCTACTTTTAAAGATGTGAATGAACCAATAATGAACATTAAAAAATATATGAAAGATAATTATACTAAAAGTAAGTTAATTTAAAGTTATGAGCAATAAATGGGATGAGTTTCAAGTTTCTCCATCAAAAAAATTTGGATTTGATGTTCCGGTATTTCAACCATCGGTATTCAGAGAGTATAGAGGTGAAATATGGACAACATATCATTCGGAACAGCATCCGGTAATGAATCACATACATTATGATAAAAGTGAACTTTCAATACATGGAAGATTTTCACGTTCTTACAAAGGTGTATTAAGAGGATTACATTGGGATAAAAAGACTTGGAAATTAGTTCAAGCGGTAGTAGGTGATATATATTTGGTTGTTTTAGATATGAGAGAAGGTTCACCAACTTATGGAGATTGGGAATCATACATTATAACCGAAAGATTGAGAAATCAGGTATTAGTTCCGCCGGGATTTGCAAATGGACATTATGCACTAACCGATTGTATGTTTCACTATAACCTATTTTATAAAGATGGTTATGTGGATGCAGATGAACAATATGTAGTTAAGTGGAATGATCCAGAGTTTCAAATGGAATGGCCTACAAATAATCCAATATTACAAAAAAGAGATAGATGATAAAACCTTACATTAAAAACGAATGGGGAAAACTTAAACAAATAATTGTAGGAAGACCTGAATTTGCACAAATACCAACCGTTAGAGATAAATCCCTACACACAATTGATTATGCTAATTACACCGATGAACAATTTCTTCGTATTCCATATGGAAGATATCCTAATTGGATGATTGAAGAAACAATTGAAGATTTGGATGATTTAAGTAAAACATTAGAGGGGTTAGGGGTAGAAGTATTCAGACCCGCTTTAATTGATTGGAGTGAAAAATATGTAACTGAAAATTGGGAAGTAGATGGGTATTATGGATATTGCCCACGAGATTCTATGTTAGTTATAGAAGATAAAGTAATTGCTACACCTATGGCTCTCCGTCAAAGACAAAATGAAGCGAGGGCATTTAAACACCTTTTCGATGAAAACCATTGGGTAGATTTTCCTAAACCTAAATTATTGGATTCTATTTATGATAGGGGATTGTTACCTGGCCCAACATTAGGGAACGAAGAACCTGTATTTGATGCTGCTAACCTGTTAAAGTGTAATAACGATATAATCTATTTGGTTTCCAATACCGGTAACTTAGCAGGTGCACAATATTTACAAAAATGGTTGGATGAAAACATGAAAGAAAAGTACAAAGTTCATCCTATTCAAGATGTATATGCATTCATCCATATTGATACCACTTTCGTGTTGATTAGAGAGGGACTGGTCTTACTTAATCCTAAAAGGGTAAATGATACCAATATGCCAGAAGTCTTTCGCAAATGGGATAAAATCTACTCTCCTGAGATGGTTGACACTCCTTTCCTAGAACATTGGGCGGAAGCATCGCCGTGGTTGGGAATGAACACCCTTTCTTACGATGAAAACACTATGATTGTAGAAGAACGACAAATTCCACTTATGAGAGAATTAAAAAAGTGGGGAGTGGATTCTATACCTGTCAAAATGAGACACGCTAGAACTTTTAGTGGAGGCCCTCATTGTGTAACATTAGATACAATTAGAGAATAATTTATTTGGAAATCACACAATTTTTTAGTATCTTTGAATACTAATAAAATCATAATGTCAGAAAAGAAGTATTTTTACGAAAAGTGTGATTATTTTAATGAACCTCATATTAACTTAAAGTATGAAGATGTTCTTAAAATGACACTTAAAGAATTTGAAGATTGGGTGACAATGTTCAGAAAAACGGTTGTTGAAGTTTGGAATGAAACGGGTGCACCTCCTCGTATTGGTTCTTCGGAAGCCGAGATTATTGAACAATTTTCAAAATTACAAACCTATAAGGTAGATAAGTTCGAAGAAAAGGATGATGACGGTGATGAGGTAATCTTTAATTTCAATAAATTTGCTACACCAGTAAATCAGTTCTTTCCTGCGATGTATAAAACGGGTATCGGTGGTTCAACTTACGATAAACCGAAACCATCTATTTACGATATTTTTTGTAATGATGAATATCTCGCTGAATTTGCAAAACAAATGAGGAGATTGACTCGACAAGATGCAATGTATCGTTTCTCAAAAACTCTTGCAAAAGGAAATAAAGAACACCATAATTCACATTTACCAACTGCAAAAGAATGGATTGAAAAATGGATGAGTGGTGATGTATGGGAAGGGCATGATTTTTGTTTGGCTCAAACCGATAGCCGAATTGAATCCTTACCGATTACTGCGGAAGAAGTTAAAGAGTTATACAAAGCGGGTATAATTCAGTATAAACATATTTCATCTCTTAAAACTGCTAATTGGGGCGAAGATATAGATTCATTAGTTGATTTAGAAAAACAACCTATTCAATTAAAGTGGTATCCATTAGGTCAAACTATATTTCCGGAGGCAACTGCGGCATTTAGAATTGGAATGGGAACACAGGCAGCCGTAAACTTTCCTCCACTTACTGCGAAGTATTTGTATCAAAGATTTACAAACCATATTAAAGAGCAAAAGCAAATTAACATTTATGACCCATCATCCGGTTGGGGTGGTAGAATTTTAGGGGCATTGAGTGTAGATGATAGAAACCTTCACTATATTGGGAATGATCCGAATACTGAAAATTATATTGAGGAAATAGGTAAGACTCGTTATGAGTATTTGGCTGAGTTTTTTAATTCGCGTATACCTGGTGCGGCTAATCCATTTTGGGGGCATAAAAATACCTATGAGATTTATAGAACGGGTAGTGAGATTATTAGTAATGAGGTTGGATTTCAAAAATGGAAAGGGCAATTAGATTTTATATTTACTTCACCTCCATATTTTGATAGAGAAAGGTATTCCGATGATGAAACCCAATCATTTAAGAAATTTAGTAATTATGAAAGTTGGAGAGATGGATTTTTACGACCTACCTTAACAACCGCATACGAATACTTACGAAATGATAGATATATTCTTTGGAACATTGCGGACATTAAAATTGGTAAAAGTTTTTATCCATTAGAGCAAGATAGTATTGATATACTTACTGAATTAGGTATGGAATATAAGGGTAAGATAAAGATGACGATGTCTCCAATGACAGGTGTTGATTTATCAAATGTAAAAAATAGTATGAAGATAAATGGTGAGTTTTACAAATACGAACCTATATTTATATTTTATAAGAAGTAATTGGGGGTGCCTGGTTTTGACAGGTACGATGAGTTGGTGAATTGCAAGCCGGGTTAGATGGAAATCCGTAAATACCTATCGAACAATAAATGACGTAGAATTATCTACAATGACCTTCGAAGATGCTATGGCATTCGTTGGTGCTGATTACGCTGTAGCAGCCTAATCAAACAATAGAGCCGGACTACATACGCTTAGTAACAGAAGTAGTTATAAAGGTGAAAAAGTGATTGAACCCAAAATCGAATCACCCATTGTTTATCGGTTGCCGATGGTGAAGAACCAACCGAATATTTTGTTTGTTAAGAAAAACAAACTAAGCTTGTGAACGATGTTTATTAAATCCGTATTTGGACGAGGGTTCGACTCCCTCCACCTCCACCAATTTAATATGGATCAAAGTAGGGAGTAAACGGTCTCTCTACTCCATCTAAATTCATCCTTATAATTTGAGGATGATTTCTTATATTATCAATAATGTTTAGTTTATCATCATTCGTTAATATAGATTGAGATTTAATATCGAATATAGGGCAGTATCCTAATCGAAGGCTTTTATCATCTGGTGTTCTATCGAATTTAGCAAGTTTTTCTCTCATACCAAACGATTCAACCATTCCTTCGTGAGTTCTATCATACAAAGAAAATTGTAAATCGAATTCACCACTTAATAATCGGTGTTCGGATATGTTAGTAGGATCTATATGGTCATCATCATCGATACAAACTTCTTGCCACGTTTTTCCTAATTGTGCATAATGTAAATAACCTCTACCAAATGCACCATCTAATGTAAACCATTCATCAGCCTCTTTTGGTAATTCTACTTTTTGTATTGGAGCAAGTCCGTTCATAAATGTAGTGCAAATAGTTGCATCTCCTCCCATATTCCACTCTTCAATTTCATGCGAAAGGTCATTTAATCCTCTAACCGCATCTACTAATTTCCAATCCTTCTTTTCAATTATTCTTTGCCAGTATTCGGATGGTTTCCAAACTTGTCCAATTAGGGTTTCGAAATGATGATGTATAATGTTATGAACCTCCATAGGGTAATCTTCAGTAATCATATCACTTTCTATAATATGATAATCGAACCAATCGGAGTTATTAATTGCTTCAACGCATCTTTTTAATTTTTCAACAAGAATTTTTGGATTACGGCTAGGTAGTTTAAATGCGGCCCATCGTGTTTCTAATTTCCATGTCGAATCGGATAATAAATCTTTTAATTTATCAAACCACAATTCCGCAATAAGATGCTGTTGAACTTCAAATGATAAGGAGTATTCGGAAACTAATTTTTTATCATTATCAAATTGTCCGAAATCTATCTTAAATACTTTTTTCATAACCCTATTAATAAAACCTTTTATATCTATAAGTATATATATAATTCTATGGAAAAACCCTTCTATGAATTCGATTTGGCATCAGAATCCGATTTAATAAATGAATTGGAAACATTACATTCCTTTTGCAGTGATACATCAAATTATAATAAAGTGATTTTAAGAGGGCCAGAAAGAGAGGGATTTAATAATACAATAAGAGAGTTTGATTCGTTTTCAACCCTTTCCGATGAATATAATGAAATAGAAAAATGGATAAGCGAGAATGATTTTAACATAGGACAATTTTCATTATATGGTAAAACTATTGATTGGAGAGATTACCCCCTAATTTACAAATACATAGTATCAAAAGTTTTCGAAATTTATGGAAACGATATAATTGTTCGTAAATTAGATGATACAAAATTTAGCATCAAAAAATTTACTTTATCGGAGGGATTATTAACTATGTATAAAAAGAGCGGGAGGCTATCACCTCATAAAGATGGTAAACCTGCTATTCCAAAAGATTTTACTAAATTAGCAAACATCTTACTATACCTTAATAAAGATTATAAAAAGAGATGTGGCGGTTGTTTTGTTGTAAATGGAAAAGAATTGCCACCAGATTATGGTAAATTGGTATTTTTAAATTTTAGAGGTGATAGTGATCCGGAGCATTCAGTTTCTTTACTAAAATGTGATGTAAACCGAATAGCACTTTTATTTAATATAACTTATATGAATGCTGAAAAAATAATTTGGAATAACGAATAATTTTTCTTATATTTGGGAATGAAAAGAATAATCACACATATTAGTGATACTCATAACAAACACAAACAGCTAAATGGTAAATTACCAGGTGGTGATTTACTTATTCATAGTGGTGATGTTTCATCTATTGGTAGGAAGCACGAAGTTGAAGAGTTTATCAAATGGTTTAATGGAATCGATAATTACACTAACAAAGTGTTTATAGCAGGTAATCACGACCTAACATTTGATTCCGAAGAATTGTTTAGAGATAAATCCGTTCACTTTGATAGAAGGCAGTATTTTGAGCCACCTGTAAAAGGAAAGCCTGATTGGTTGGAGGATTTATTAGCAACAGGTCTTAATCCTAATGTTTTTTATTTGGAAAATTCATTTGTAGAAATAGACCAACTGAAAATATGGGGTTCACCTTATTCCGCTACTTTTGGATATGGTTGGGGATTTAATGTTGATAGGGGTTACGATTCAGCACAAATTTGGAATAAAATCCCCGATGATACTGATATAGTAATTACACACGGCCCAATATACGGCTATTGTGATAGAACATCTAATACCTATGAAAATGTAGGATGTGCTGATTTATACCACCGATTGAATGAATTAAAAACTCCTTTACATTTTAGTGGGCATATTCACGAAGGGTATGGATATAAGGAAACATTTTGGGGAGGATTTGCCTTTAATGGGTGTACTTGTAATTTAAGGTATGAAGCCCTTAACCCACCGATTACTTTTGAGTATGATTTTTTTGAAAAATCGATTAATTTTTTATAACCCGTTGATTTTCAATGGGTTATTTTTTTAAAATAATCCTCATAATGCTTGGAAAATTCAATTATTTGTCATATCTTTACTATGTAATAAAAGATAAGAAATATGAGAACCACAAATCAAAAAGCGTTAGATTATCTAAATTCTAATCCAATTGTAGGTAATTTTATCAACACCGTAAACATTCAAAGAAAAGATTACTATGTGAAAGCGAATATACCCAATCAATGGAAAGAATTGACCGTTGAAATTGGAAATAAATTCATTCGTTTATGGGATGGAACTACCTGTTGGGGATTCATCAGTAGAGTTGATGGAGACTTGAAAGGTTCACCAATTAAGAAAGGTGATTTGTTGAAAGCAGCAACTTGGAAAGCTCCGGCAAAGCATGCTAGGGGTAACATCATCGATGGAACTGCTAAGTATGGAGTTTATGGGCCTGAATACCTTTAATAAAATATAAAACTTAAAAATATGAATAGGATAGACATTTCACAATTGAAGAAGGTAGAAGAAGTTTTTGGTGATTTTGATATAGACCAATCAATGGGTTCTAATTCAGTTTATTTTCGATTCGGTTATTGGAGTAGAGTTAATTTAAATAAACTGCAAGAAATCATAGGTAAAAATGTTGTTGAGCAAGATATATATGATGATGATTGTGGTTGGTTATATAGTTATCATTTAAAATAGATTATGAAAAAAGTATTGTGGATTGATATGGATGGTGTGTTAGTTGATTTCAATGGACATGTTGAGGAAACCATCTCTAAAAACGAATTGTTAAAAACATCATACGAAGGTGATTACGACCATATACCTGGTATTTTCCGAAACCCTCCGCCGATAAAAGGGGCTATTGAGGCGATTAAGAAATTGGAAGAGAGTGGTAAGTATGAAATGTATATTGCAACCGCAGCGCCGTGGGGTAATCCAATGGCCGCTATGGATAAGAGGTTTTGGATTGAAGAGTACTTTGGTGAACTATTCTATAAGAAGATGGCCATAACACATTTGAAAGGAATGTTAATTGGTGATTACATTATTGATGATAGAAAAGCAAATGGTGTAGAAAATTTCGGAGGAGAGCATATTCATTTTGGAACTAATAAATTTCCGGATTGGGAATCAGTATTAAAACATTTACTATGAAAAAAACCTTAATAGGTATTTCGGCGTTTTTTCTTTTTTCTGCGTGCGAGAAAGATGTGGAAAGTGTTCAACCAATTAAAGAATATACCTTTACAATTGATTCAGTTTTAATGAGAGATGGTAGTAGGTCTTTACTAAAAGATGGTAATGGGTTTTATCACCTTAAAATTGATACAACTCTTAATCAACAATCTCATAGGGTTACTGGTAGAATTTTAGTGAATGGTAAAGAGCCTTTTCCTCCACAAAAAATTGAGTGGGAAAGTAACTTATATTGGATGCTAAAAAGAAATGATACAATTGCAACCATCACAAAATCATACCTTAATTATTATACCGGTCAATTTACAATTGCTAATTTACCACCACTTATTGCCTCAAAGGATGAATTAGTTCCTACTGTAAACAAAGCATCATATAGTGGGACAAAAGGAGAAATAAACACCATCATTTCACCGATTAGTAGGATGAGAGGTGATACTATGATTGTAAAGGCATTTAATTACGAATCTAATAAGATTCTTTACACAAAAATAGTTTTAGATTAATGAAACCGAAAATACAAATTGAATTAACCCCTATTACAGAGGAACATCTAATCGATTTAGGATTTGAGAGAATCAATGATGAGCAGGATGAGGGTTCATACGCATTTATGCTCAAATTACCAAAAAGTAATACTGACCCGAATTGTATGTATCTTATTTCCTCATATAATGTTGAATCTGTGGATATAGGCCTTAACGAGGGTGAGTATATCGTTGAACTATTTGATAGTGGAGGATTGGGTTTATGTACCTTTGTAGAGGAATTAGATATGCTGTATTTTGTTCTTACAAAAGAAAATTTAAAATAGTTGAAAAAAAATATTTGGTTTTAGTTGGAAAATTGGAAAAATTTTCGTATATTTGGGGTATCTTATTTTAGTATAGACTAGACAACAGAAAAAGAATAATAAAAATAAAGGTTATGAATAGACACACAAATGAAGAGTTAGAAAGTAACTATCGAAAGTTCCTAGGAATAATCGATAAATACATCACAGGAGAAAGGAAAGAAAAACTTCTCAAAATGTATTCGATGGAAGAATTGGGACCTAACCTAATGTTATCACCAGCGAGTGGTAATAAGAATTTCCATTATGCGTATGAAGGTGGTTACATTGACCACATATTTAATGTTTGTAAGCATTCTTTAAAAATGAAAAATCTTTTTACTGAATGTGGTGGAACAGTTGATTTTACAGATGAAGAATTAATTTTTGCAGCATTGCATCACGATTTAGGTAAGTTGGGTATTAAGGGTGAATTACATTATATAGCCAACGATTCTGATTGGCATATTAAGAATAAGGGTGAATACTTTAAAAGAAACGAAGCAATTCCATTTATGAGTATTACTGATAGAGGATTTTTTACTCTTTCTCAATATGGTATTACCTATTCTGATAAAGAATGGTTTGGTATTAAATTAACAGACGGAGTTTATGATGAAGATAATGAAAAGTATTACAAAGTTTATGATACTTCAAAATACCTTCGTTATACCATTCAGTATATTCTACATTGGGCAGACCATATGAGTACTGTTATTGAAAGACAACAAGGGTTGAGAGTATTTTAATGACACTTTTTCTTTTTTGTTATATTGTGAATGTAATTTTGTCAGTATTTTGTAACAAAAGGGGTGGTGGTATAAGAATTGAATACTATAAGTAAACTTAAAAACTTAAAACTATGTTCTATTCAGATTTCGACAGATTCGTTGACAAATTAATGGTTGCAGACAAAACCCCGCTATGGGAAACTTATTCTCATACCTATGTTCCCTCAAAATTTGCGGTTGAGGTAAAAGATGATAAAGCATTTATTGCATTATCAGTTTTAGGGCATGACCCGAAAAACATTGAGATTAATTGTTATGAAGACAAAATAGAAGTAAAAGCAAAAAAAGGTGAAGATAAAACACCATTTACTGAATTAGTTGCTAACATCGATGAAAGAATTACTTTGGGTAAAGATTTAGATGGTAGAAGTGCTAAAGCAGAAGTTAAGAATGGTATCTTGACATTCATTGTTGAAAGAAAAGAAGAATCTAAACCTAAAAAACTTTCATTAAAAGTTGGATAATTAGATTTTTATTTCTATATTTAGTAAGGGAGGATTTATATCTTCCCTTTTTTATTAATATATATTTATATAAACAAATCAATTTTATGGCAAAATTTAAACAAAGAATTCAAGACAACAATGAAGCAATCAATCAAAGATTAAGAATTGTTTTGGATATGATGAAGGGAGCGAGACCGGCTAACAATACGGAAGCAATTAGATTATTAGAAGAAGTTAAAAATTTAGTTGAAGGTAACAACGATTTATTAGACTTAGGATAAAATGAATTGGTTAAAAATCTTAGTAGGTTTTTCAGCAATTTTGGTAGCAGGTTGTGCTGCATATTTTTCAGTTACAGGTTTAGGGGTATTATTTGCTGGAGCATCATTATCAGTAATGGTGATGGCAGGTTCATTAGAATTTGCCAAATTGGTTGCTGCAACCTACTTAAAGCAAATGTGGGATTCAATACATGGATTTAATAAATGGTATCTTACTTTATCAGTAGGTATTCTTATGTTAATTACATCTGCTGGTATTTTTGGATACCTTTCCAATGCCTTCCAACAACAAAATTTAGAATTACAAAAAATTGAAAGAGATGTTGCAGTATTTCAAACTCAAATCAATAAAAATGATAAAGAGATTGAAAGATACACAACTCAATTAACCAATCAGCAAAACATTCGTAACTCCCAGGAGGCGAACATTTCTAAAGTAGTGGAAAGAAATGGTTCAACATCACGTCTTTCCCAAATGGTTCGTAATGCGGATTCAGAAATTACTAAAATATCGAAAAGAATAGATGAATTAACCATTCAGAACAACGTTGCATTAGATTCAATCAACAACATTAAGAACAAAAACATCGATTTAGAGAGAGAAGTTGGTGGATTTCGATTTGTAGCTGAAGCATTTGATGTTTCCCTTAATAATGTGGTAAAATTTTTCATTTTTATCATAGTTTTTGTGTTTGATCCGTTGGCAGTTGCACTTATAATAGCATTTAATGGGTTGATTACCGATAAAAAGCGTAAGCAAAAAGAGATTTTAACCGAAATGATGAAAAATGATCAGAAATTAGGTTTATATGAGGTGTATGGTGATAAAAAAGAGGATTTAGTGGAAAATAATTCACAAAATACCAATTTTAATGGAAAAATTTTATCAAAAGAAGAAGAAACCCCACCAATAGTAGAAAATATTCTACAATCTGAAAAGGATGCGGAAGTATTCTTTGATTCAATAAACACGCCTACCGAACCCGTTGATGCTTTAATTGAAGCTAAAGAACGATATGAAGAATCTTTAAAAAAAAAGTCTTTGAAGATATAGTTTTAAATTCCTTACAAAGAGATTATAGTAGAAGAGGTATTGATTTAGATGGAGATGGCTCAATAGATGGATATGATACCGATGGAGATGGATTAATCGATAAATTTACTGCACATCCAAATAGAGCATTAGTAGCCAAAGATATGTTACCATATTATGCTAGACCTAGTTTTGATTGGAGTGATAAAAATAAATGGATTAATGACCAAAATGCTGTAAACTATTGGATTACACATAAAAAAAATAAGGAATAGTTTGAAATTATAAAATTTTTCCCTACATTTGTTATATTAAGCAAAATAATATGAAATTAAAAAAAATTGAATCAACTCCATTCAATAAAACTGATGAGGAGGTAATTAGAAAGCGGCTAATTTCTTATTGTAAAAAAAATAACTTTTACGCTGCATCGACACAATCAATTGGGTTACCATTTAGAGCATTTGTAATTAATTCTGAAACTCCTTTATTATTAATCAATCCAACTATCTTAAAGTATTCAAACGAATCTATCTTGTCACAAGAAGTTTCGGAATTTGATGATTTAAGAAAGTATAGATATGTTAATAGGGCAGTAAGAGTTGAAGTCCAATCAGATAATTTAGGCTTGGTTATTTTCGAAGGAACTGAAGAAGATAAAGAAGGATTAAACGAAACGATTTATGCTCAACAAATGATTGATAGCTTAAATGGTATTACGATTGCGGATAGAAATGTAAATAGACCTGTTGTATCGCAGGTAAAATATGAAAGAAATCAGTTGGTTATGGCAAAATCACCCGATGGGTTGATTGAGCAAATTAAATATAAACACATACAAAAGTATATCGATAATGGATATACTATAATGTAATAAAAAATGAAATTAACCGAAAACGATATTAAAAATATAGTTAAGATTTTAGATAATCAAACCGTTGCTATAAATAACCTATCTAAACGATTAGTTGAGGCTGAAATTCTTATAGCATCAATGACTGATTTAATAATCGATAAAGGTGTGATTTCTAATGAGGATTTATTAGAGATAATGAATAAAAAAATTGATATAGTTAAGGTTAAATTAGATTTTCAATCAAAGTTAGATAAATTGAAAAAAGAAGATACTGAAATTATAGAATCGTATCCTTATTTCGGTGAGAAGGGTGAAGCATAAAAAATTAAATTATGGAAATTTTTATAATAGTATTTTTGTGTTTAGTAATTGGTGTATTAGTTTATGGTATAGTTAATACTCTTAATAAATTAGAGTATTATGAAAATTTTATATCAAATCGAAGAGAAAAATACATACAACTATTAAATTCAATTAGAGAAATAGATAGTAAAGAATTATTTGAAAAAGATGATGATGTTGGTAGTGTTTTTACGCAAATAAAAGACGAGATAGAATCATTTGAAAACATTTTAGAATAATATGCCTGCGAAAACAAGAAAACCTAGAACTCCAAAGAATAAAATGTATTTTACTTTGGATACCGAACAAGCTATAATTGAATATAATAAAACAACCGACCAAAGAGTTAAAAACCAACTTTACAAAGAAAGAATACAATACGCTTTTGAAAAGTTAGCAGAAAATGTATTGAACACTTATAAGTTTTCATATTTTGATGATGGGGCGGGTGATGTGAAAAGAGAGGTTGTTTCACAAATGATTTATAAAATTCATATGTTTCAGGAAGGTAAGGGAAAAGCATTTTCTTATTTTACCAGAATGGCGCTAAACCATTTTATTCTATTAAATAATTCCAACTATAAAAGATATAAACAAAACGATTTGATGTCAGCAATGCCTGAGAGTTGGAATCCTGCTGAAGATACCGTAGCAATTGAAACTGATAGTAATCACGCTGAATTTAGAGTAATAATGTTAGATTATTGGGATAAAAAATTAAATTCAGTATTCGATAAGAAAAGAGATATACAAATCGCAGATGCTATATTAGAATTGTTTAGAAGGGTTGATTACATAGAGAATTTTAATAAAAAAAGCCTCTATCTCTTAATAAGAGAAATGACGGGATACAAAACACATTACATAACAAAAGTTATTTCGATAATGAAAGTTCATCAAGATAGAATTTTAGAAGAATTTTTAAATACAGGTGATATCGAAATAGAAGAAGATACATTTTTTTAAAATATGATTAGTATAGGAATAAGCTGCTTTTACCACGATAGTTCAGTATGTTTAGTGAAGGATGGGAAGGTAATTTTAGCAGTAGAGGAAGAAAGATTTAGTGGTATAAAGCATGATAGTTCATTTCCACATAAATCAATAAATTGGATAATGAATGAATCAAAAATAGCCTTTGAAGAAATTGAAGAGGTTTGTTTTTATGAAAATCCATTAGTAAAAACACATAGAGTTGTTTCAATGTGTTTATCAAATTGGCAAATAAAAGATGCATTTAAATTTGGTGTAAAGGGGTTAAAACAATATTTGGGTTTAAAGAATCAGTTCAAATTTTTATTTTCAAATGCGGAAATAAAATTTAATTCACATCACGATTCACATATTGGTTATTCATATTTCACTTCACCATTTGATGAGGCAGCCGTATTAAGTGTAGATGGTGTAGGAGAATGGGAAACTACTGTATTAGCAAAAGCAGAAGGTAATGATTGGGAAAAATTAGATTCTACTATTTTCCCACATTCATTAGGTATGTTCTATTCAACCTTTACTGCCTTTTTAGGATTTAAACCAAATGAGGGTGAATATAAGGTAATGGGGTTAGCACCTTATGGAAACCCTCGTACATTTATAGATAAGTTTAGAGAGATTATATACCCATCTAAAAAGGGCATCTATAAATTGAATATGAAGATGTTCAATTACCATAAAAGTGATGAGGTAATGTTCACATCAAATCTTTCAACTCATTTAAACCTTCTACCTCGATTACCGAATGAAGAATTAACACAACAACATAAAGATTTAGCGGCAACAGTACAATTCATTTATGAAATGTATTTTTTTCGTTTATTAAAAGAATTACATAAGCAAACAAAATGTGATAATTTGGTGTTAGGAGGTGGTTGTGCTTATAACGGAACTGCAAACGGAAAAATAAGCAAAAAGACAGGATTTAAAAATGTTTGGATTCCATATTCACCATCGGATTCGGGTTCTTCAATTGGAGCTTGCCTTAATTCATATTATAGAGGTAAGAACACAGAAAGAAGAAATAATACAAATCCTTATTTAGGGCCAAAATTTTCAAATGAGTATATTTTCCAATTATTAAAAAATTATAGTAATAAATTAGTATATAAAAAATTATCTGATTATGAAATTATCGATTTGGTATCAACTGAAATTTCAAATGGAAAAGTTGTTGGTTGGTTCGAAGGTAGATTGGAGTTGGGAGCTAGAGCATTGGGCCATCGTTCTATTTTTGCTGACCCAAAGAATCCTACAATGAAAGGTCGAATCAATCAAATTGTTAAAAAAAGAGAAGGGTTTAGACCATTTGCTCCAATAGTAAAAGATGAGGCTAAAACCTTCTATTTTGAATGGGATAAAGAAGTCCCTTATATGAATCAAATCGTTTCAGTAAGAAAAGAATATAGAGGTAAATTACCTGCTATTACCCATATTGATGGAACTGCGAGAATACAAACATTAAAGAAAACGCAATGTGAAAGGGTGTATGGATTATTGGAAGCATTAGAAAAAAAGAATGGTTATCCAATAGTTTTAAACACATCATTTAATGTAAAAGACCAAACTATGATTATGAATCCCGAAACTGCAATAAAAACATTTTTGGATATAGGATTAGATATATTGGTAATAGAGAATTATGTTTTGACAAAAAAATGAAAAGATTAGTTGCATACGGTGATAGCTGGACTATTGGAGAGGGTTGTAATAGAGAAATCGAAGATACCCTCTCTAAACACGAAAAGATGGCTTACCAAAAAGAAAATAGTTGGGTAAGTTTTTTGGCTAATAAATTAAATCTACCATATGAAAATAATGGTATTAGTGGAAATCCAAATAATAAAATTTTCAATCAAATTATAGATGATGTTAAAAATGGTATAACTACTAAAAATGATTTAGTTGTTGTAATGTGGAGTTCATCATTAAGAGATTATTTACCCTTCATGCCTCACGGCCCAAAGGGAGAGTGGTTAAGTTGGAGCACTAAACATCTAATGCAAACACCTGATAGATTTTTTACATCAACTCAAACTGAAAATCGTTATTATGATTTTTTTATGGAAGATTATAAAAAATTTTGGCTAACTAATTTATATGATGATTTATACTACTCAATCGTAAATCAAAATTATATTATATTTCTGCAATCATTTTTAGAACATTATAAAATAAAATACGTCTTATGTGATGGTATTGAAGATATGTTTTTGGGAATAATACCTGAATATGATAAAACCAATTTAATTAAATCACAAAATTATTGGGGATATAAGAAGGATACGTTTAGGGATTGGTTAATAAAAAGAACTGATTCAACTTATTGGGAGTATAATGAAAATTGGGATACCAGAAGCACTCAGCATCCTAATGTAAAAGGGTATGAGCTTATTGGAAACGAATTATATAATTTTATAAAATGATAAAATTTTATTTTTATAATCTATCAATTGATTTTGTTAATAGATGCCATTTATTAAACGAAACCTTTTTCGAAACAATAGATAATCCTCAATCAGCTGATTTCATTTTTGTTTGTAGTTCAAACCATAATGATTTCATTAGGGATTTAGAAACAAACGATTACAATACTAAAAAAATAATTTATTATAATCATACCGAACCAATTGCGTTTGGTAATGCTAAACAATTCGTTGAAAAGTGTGTGGATTTAGGATTAAACAAAAAAAATGTTTTATTTCTTTGTAGTAATCATTATTTGGATAATTTTAATTGTTTAACAAAGGGTTTATCGATAAAAGACCACACCGTTAATTCACAATTAGATACAGGATTTATAAACTTTGACCATAGATTTTTAAAATTTAGTTTTCTAAATAATGCAATAAGAACTCCGAGAGCATTAGTTTTAAATGAACTAATGTCTAGAAATTTAAATTTCAATCAAAGTTATGTGGGTGCGAATGGTGATGAATGTTATGGTGATAAGAACATTGAAAAGTATGTAAACATTAAAAATAATTTAAACATTCTTAAAAGCCACGATTATGATAAGGTTTATTATCACACAATTTTGGAAGAAGATAGAAAGTTTCAATTAGTTTATAAAAACTCATTTTTTGCTTTTGTTGTAGAAACCTTTTCCGACTTTGGAATGGATAATGATGGTGTTAATTGCCACCTAACTGAAAAAACAATTAGAAACTTTGCACATAAAATACCCTTCTTACTAATGATTTCTTCGGAAGCTCAAATTAAAGTGATAGAAGATTTAGGGTTTATTTTATTTAATGATTTATTTGATTTTAAAATAGATAATTTCGATGTTGATGGGACTATAAAAAAATATGTTGATGTAATTGAACAAATTAGTAAGATGAGGTCATACGATGTTAAACAAATGGTTCTACAACCTCAATTTCAGGAAAGGATAGAACACAATTATAATAAATTTTTATTTTATAAAAATTTAAATATAGAAAATATATATAGATATATTTTATCTGATTCATACGAAGATAAAAATGATTTATTATTAAACACTGTGGAAAACGATAATTACCCAGTTTATAGTATCATTTCATCAATGATTTAGATATTTTGGTTTTGGGTATTTATTAGTAAGAAAAGATTATGGGAAAACAACAGGCAACAGATTTTGTTTTATTTGGTGAGAAAAAGTTATCAGACTTGTTTCAGGAAATATATTCAAATCAACGACACAAAAAACAAAAAATAGCTGATTTAATAGAGGAATTTAAAAAATCTATTAGACATGCTGGAGATATAGCTGAAATTGGACCAGTTATAAAGGATTTAGTTAAATTTTCAGTAGAAAACGATGATTTACTATTGAGATTAGCGACTATTGCACAAAGAATAATTGCGGCTGAATCCAAAGGGCCATCTGATGATGGATTCTTATCGGAGGCAGAAAGGGCTCAATTATTAGATGAAGTTCGTAGTGTTGCGGATGAAATGGAAAGAAATACAAAAGATAAAGTTGATGATATCGAATTAGAGTTACAAGAAATTCAAAATAAATTGGATAAAAAATAATGGGAATTTTTTCTTTTAGGGATGATTATCAGGTTTCACCTCAATCCAAAACTGCAACCTATACCGGAACAGGAGTTACTGCCGGTGTAGTAAAAAAAGTTTATTTGGAATTTGGTGAGCAACCTAATGGCAGAACTATTATTCCTGGAACTATTGAAGTTGAGTGTTATGGTAAAACCAAATCAACTAAAATTATAGCTTATCCGGAAAGTGAATTATTTTTAGATATACCATTAGTAACTGAAATTGTAGATGTATATTATAATGGAGTTGTATCAGTTTATAGAAGAGTAAATTTAAACAAGACTATCAATAATGGTGGAACTGAAGCCGGAACTAAAACTGCTTCTACTCCACAAACGGGTATTTCAAACTTTAAATCATTTGGTGGAGTAATAGGTGCATTGGCGGGAGCAGGCGGTTCTTTTGGTAGTTATTTTAAAAAGAAACCAATACACCGATTGAAACTTTACGAAGGTGATACAGTAATACAATCAAAATTCGGACAAAGTATTAGATTAAGTGGATACAATAATAAGGGAAACGATTTTAATCCTAAATTAATAATCCGAAATAAAGAAGCATCTAAATTTAATCTCCTACCTGTTTCATCATTAGTTGAAGAAGATTTAAATAGAGATGGTTCAACTATAATGATGAGTAGTGGGACAGATAAAATCAATTTTATTCCTGGTACTCCAGATTTGTTAGGTTCATCTGATTTTAAAAATAGACCCGATAAATCTTCTAAATTTGTTTATGTTGGAAAAGATGATGAATATGGATTTGAAGCATACCCAAAAGTTTATGATGGAGAACAATGTATTATATCATCAGATAGATTAGTTTTTTCTTCAAGAAAGAATGAAACGATATTTTGGAGTAAATCTCATTATGGGGTTATAACCGATGGCATATTTTCAGTTGACGCTGAAAGAGGTATTAATATAAACTCAAAGATGCCAATTGATATACAGGCTTTTAATAACCAAATAAATTTTTACATAGGGGATAGTGGTGAGATTAATTTAGGAAACAAAAATTTAAAACCTGCGGTTGATGGTATATTATTAAGAGGATTTTTAGAAGACCTAATTCGCTTAATTGTAAATTTAAGAAATGGTGGATTATTAACACCAGCAGGGCCTGTTTCCGGTATGAAGCAAGAAGTGGTAACCGAATTCGAAGAATTAGCAGGTAAGTTAAGTAATATGTTATCCAATCGTGTTAAAATTCAATTTTAATGTGGGACATTTTTAAACTACAAGTTAAAGCAGTGATGTTGCAATCACCGGAATCATCCGATGATTTGGCAAAGGTAATTGCTAGTTCGTATGATAATGTTCTTAAATTCCCACCAGCAGGAGATTTAACTAATAAAATAACGATTGAAAGGGGTAATGTTGAGGTATTAGAAAATCTTATAAAGATAGTTTTAATACAACAATCTCGTTCCGAAATACAATTTCCAATTATAAATGGAATTGCAAATGGATTCGTTGCATATTGGGCGGGGGCAACCCTCAAACAATTACCTATTCCACTTCTTCCTGCACCCGGAGCAATTTCAAACATCGCTGTTACTCAAAACATAGTTGTTAATCCAGGCATTCAAGTATCCATTCCATTTACATATGAAGGATTGGATAATGTTGATAGATTTATAGATAAAATAATCCAAGCAGCTAACATTCATTTATTTACCGTTGGAGGTTGGACATTCACCACATCAGCATATCCGAGTGGTGTAGTTGCACCTGGTTATCTACCTTGGCAAGGGTACTCGGTTTCAGCTAATCCAGTTGATTTTAGTTCATTTAGTCCAAGTGCGTTTGAAACTGATCCGAGGGTTTTGGCGGAATTAAAAGCGAGATTCGGTGGAACTATTGTAGACCCAACGGTACTTCAAAGTGATGCAGAATTAGCAGCACAAGAATTAATAAAGCAAGCGGATGCACAAAAAGCAGTTGCTCTATCAGCCGGTGGTGGTGGGGGTGCATTACAAATTACATATGCGGGTAATCAGGATTCTAACTTAAATGAAATCGCAGCTGCGGCTAAGAAGTTTAAGATTGATAATCCTCAATTGATTATAGCGATGCAAGCCAACGCTCTTAAAGAGACAGGTGGCAGGGTAATAGTTGAGAATGTTAATTATACCAAAAATAGTAGAGAAAGGCTTACTGAAATCTTTGGAAAAAGAATTAGTAGATTATCAGATGCGGAATTGGCACAAATACAAACCTCTCCGGAAGCATTTGCAAATTATATCTATGGAGCACCTGGTAACTCATTAGGAAATACACAACCCGGTGATGGCTACAAATTCAGAGGTAGAGGATTTATTCAAATTACAGGTAGAGCAAACTATGCAGCGGCATCAAAAGCATTATATGGTGATGATAGATTAGTTAAAAATCCAGATTTATTAAATGACCCGAAAGCAGCAGCAGAAGCAACCGCTTGGTTCGTAAATAGAAGTTTAGATAATTTTGCTAATAAGATGAACATCAATAAAAATGATTTAACACAAGAACAGGCTACCCATTTAATAACAAGTATAGTTGCGGGTAAAGTGATTGACCCTAAAGGAACTGGATTCTTAACCACAACTGCGTTAGGTAAAGCAAATAGTTATGCAGCTCAATTGGCAGCCAAAAATACAAACACATTAGCGGCAGTTACTAATCCATTAAAATCAACTATAACCGGAGGATAAAATTCGATAATATAGGAACAATATATTTATAAACAGAATCAATTAAATTATGGACACTAACAAACTTTTTAAAGCAATCCAAATTGTAGTTAAGGAAGAGGTAAAAAAACAAACTTCCTTAATTAAGGAACAGGTTAGGAAGGAAATTCTAGCCGAACTGAAAAAATCAAATGTAAAACCAACTATTTCTGAAAGGAAAATAGAAAATCCATTCGATAAAGCATTGGCAGTATTAGAAGAAGATAGGGAGATCGAACAAAAACAGTATTCGAAAAATCCTGCTCTAAATCAAATACTAAATGAAACGGCTATGAGACCGAACTTTAGTAGAACCGATGGTGAATGGGGAACATTATCTCCTGAAATGATAGGATATGGTGAAGTAGGAATGAGTTCTCAGCCGAATAGAGGTCAATCTATGCCAGTAACAGGTAATGATTTAATAGATAAAGCGATTGCAAGAAGTGCAAAGGTTTTAGCAGCAAGTAAAGATAAAAATAGATAATAAATGGCGATAATTATTGGGCCAAAATTAACCAAAGATTTACCCGAAAAAGATAGAGTAGCGATTGGAGTAACTCTCCCTCTTCAAAGGGGTAATAATGGTTATTTTGCTCAATCGTTTCAAACTATTGACCAGATAAAATCAAATATTAGAAACCTTTTATTAACTAGAAGGGGTGAGAGGATAATGCATCCAACATTTGGAACTTCATTATATGAAGCATTATTTGAACAAAACACCGATGATTTAGAAATAAAAGTTCAAACATCAATAGAAGAATCAATTGCAGAGTGGATGCCATTTGTTTCTATTGAAGAAATTTTGGTAGACCAATCAAATTCTGATAGAGATAGATATAATTTTGATATTTCATTATCATTTAGGGTTTCGGGACAACAAAATTTGGAGACGGTAACATTTAATGTAGTTGAATAATGGCATTTAAAGTAACAAATAAAAAAATAGGAAGGAATAGTAGAGATATAAACTACTTGGGTAAAGATTTTCAATCATTTAGAGATAATTTGGTTGAATATGCTAAAACCTATTTCCCTTCCTCATATAATGATTTTAATGAAGCATCACCTGGTATGATGTTTATTGAAATGGCATCTTATATTGGTGATGTTTTAGGATACTATACTGATTCTACATTAAAAGAAAGTCTTATACAATATGCGGGTGAAGAAAAAAATGTATTTGCATTGGCAAACTTATTGGGATATAAACCAAAAGCAACCTCACCTGCAATTACAACTCTATCGGTTTACCAATTATGTAAAGCAACTTCTAATGGTGAATTGGATACAAAATACCTATTAAGAATAAATGAAGGATTAGAGGTAAGGTCTAGTGTAAATAATGAAATAACATTTAGAACTACTGAAATTTTAGATTTTAACGATGCTACTGATAGAGAGGTTAGTGTTTACAGCACAACTGAAATAACCAACATACCTGATTATTTTTTAGTAAAGAAAAAGATTCAGGCTATATCAGCAAGTGAAAAAACAATAGAAAAAACATTTACAACATCAGAAGCGTTTCAGAAATTAGATATTGAAGAAACAAATGTAATCTCAATCGAAAGTGTGATAGATGATAATGGTAATAAGTGGTATGAAGTTCCATATTTGGCACAAGAAACAATTTACATTGATTATCCAAATGTAGAACAAAACGATCCTGATTTAAATCAATTTTCAACGACTGTTCCATACCTTCTAAAACTATTAAAAACTTCAAGAAGATTTGTAGTTAAAACGAATGATAATTTTACAACATCAATTCATTTTGGAGGAGGAGATAGTTCCCTATCGGATGAATTAATTATACCAAATGTTAAGAATGTTGGATTAGGTTTAAACAATTCAGTTAATAGAATGGCTGAATCTTATGACCCTACTAATTTCCTTAAAACAAAATCATATGGACAGGCTCCATCGGCTAATAGCACTTTAAGTGTAACTTATTTAGTTGGAGGAGGTGTTGGTTCAAACGTTCCACAAGGAGATTTAACTACTATTACGAACATAACTTATAATGATGATTTAATTAATACATTTGTCGATATTGATAATACTGTTTACCAATTTGTAAAAAATTCAGTTGCGGTTGAAAATGAAATACCCGCAAAAGGTGGTAGAGGGTTTGATACAATAGAAGAAATTAGAGAAACGGCATTAGCAAATTACGCATCTCAAAATAGAGCCGTAACTGCAAAGGATTATCAAGTAAGAGCACTTTCAATGCCGACAAAGTTTGGTTCAGTTTCTAAAGTATTTGCAATTGGTGATAATTCATTAAACGCTAATTCACCGCAATCAGTATTAAATTCAACTGATAATGTAACTGAATTTGCGGAAATTGTTAGAAGTATTGTAAATTCATCATTAGCAAAAGGTGGAAAATTACCAACCACAAATGAGATAAAACAAAATGTAAGAAATTTTGTTCAAAAAACAACTCAAAACGCTGAATTAGTTAATCCTTTTGCTATTAATCTATACACATTAGGATATGATTCAAATGGTAAATTAACGACTCTTAATAGGGCGGTAAAAGAAAACTTAAAAACCTACTTAAACGAATTTAGAATTCTTACTGATGGTGTAAACATAATAGATGGGTTCGTCATTAACATAGGTATTAATTTCGATATTACGGTATACAAAAACTATAATTCCAAAGAGGTAGTATTAAGATGTATCGAAGAAATAAAATCAATTTTCTCAATTGATAATTGGCAATTTAATCAAACCATAAACCTATCGGATATAGAATTAGGATTGGCAATGGTTGATGGGGTTGCCTCTATTCAAAAAGTTGAGATTGTAAATAAATGTGGTGGAGCGTATGCGAGAAATAGTTATGATATAAAAGGTGCTACAAAGAATAAGATAATATATCCTTCATTGGATCCTTCTATCTTTGAAGTAAAGTTTCCTGATAAAGATATAAAAGGAAGAGCAGTATAATGATACACTTTGTAACGGCATCAAAAGATGCAACAGTTTATTCTTTGTATAAAACTAAAAATACGGGTTTAGATGAAATCTTAACCGTATCTAAACACTATTCACGTTTTGAAGAAGAGGATAATGCTAGAGCCTATTTATATTTTGATATAACTAATGTTCCTACCTATGTTACGGCATCAGCAGCTACCTTAAATTTAAAATTAACCGAAGCGGAAGAGTTACCGGTAAGTTTTTCTCTTTTTGCATATCCTGTAACTTCAAGTTGGAATATGGGTGTGGGAACTTTTTATTACACACCGGAAAATGCGGATGGTATTACGTGGAACACTCAACCATTTATATTATCATCTTCTGCAGCAGCATCTCAATCATTTACTTATCAAAGTTTAGATATCGATATGGATGTAAAATCTTTATACAACTATTGGACAGGGAGTGAAAATTTTGGTTTAGTATTAAAACATACTAATTCAGTTGAATCATCCTCATTGGATTATGGTATTATGAATTTTTATTCAAAGGAGACTAATACTATTCATCAACCACTTTTAAAATTAAGTTGGGATGACGTAAGTGGTTCATTTGTTACTGGAACATTAGGGCCTTTGACCTCAGCATCAATCATAGTAAGAACAAAGGAATTAAAACCATATTATACCGAAGGAGGAAAGGTAAAGATAAAAGTAATTGGCAGAGAGCAATACCCACTTAAAACCTTTTCTAACTCATTCTCTTATTTAGATGTAAAGTATCTTCCAACGAGTTCGTATTATGCTATCAGAGATGAAATTACAAAGAAGAAAATTGTAGATTTTTCTACTTATACTAAAATAAATTGTAATTCATCTGGAAATTATTTTGTATTTGATACAACGAATTTCCCAACAAATAGAGTATATAAATTTTTATTTTTGATAGAAAGAGATGGATACGAAGAATATTTTGAAGATGATTTAACATTTGAAATAAGAAGTAATGGAGTTTGAATTAATTAAAGATATACAAAATAGTGGATCCCTAGTCGCAAGAGATAGGGATAATGTTTATTTTGAAGCCACTTTGGATTCGGATAAAACCGGATATGTATATGCTCCATCTAAAAAAAGGGTTTACAATACCGATGAATTAAAAAAAGCAATCGATGTAAACGTTTTTGAGTTAATCCCATCTTCACCCGAATTAGAATTAGATTTAGTTCCTAGACCAGTTTATAATGATGCAACTCGTTCATTAGAATTAGCAAATGGAACAATCACTTCACAATCTTTACAGATATCGTTATTACAATCGGAGGTGGCAAATCTAACTGCTATATCAGCAGCATTAGATATTGAATTGGATAGTGAAAGATTATTAAGAGTTACTGCTGAGGCAAATGCTGAAAGTTTAAGAACTCAATTTGCTATTATTAGTGATACATTGCAAGGTAATATACAAAGAATGACTTTGGAGGGTATTGAAAATGCATCTCTTAAAGCCAGAAATGAAGGTCAAAATGCAACTATTGAATCGCTTAAAAAACAAGTAGATAGTTTAACCGAACAATTGAATGGTAAGAATGCAAGAATAGCAGAAGGTGCGAAGGCGGGAGCTGACATTACGGTAAGGGTAATTAATAAGGGTGACCAAAAATATAATGATTTAACTTATAGAGCGAGAGCAAAAGATGATGGAAATGGAAAATGGATAAATGGTCCAGAAGTTGAAATATTTAATTTTTCATTAGAGGTTCAGAATGTAACAATTACTGAAAAAAACGTAAGTTTCATAGGTGGGCCTTTTTCAGTAAGCGTTCCGCCACAAGAAAAGAAAACTATATCATTTACTCATAATGCAGGGAAAGTTGATGGGTTTAAGCCATCATCAGGGTTTGGGTTTACAGGTGATAAGGAATATACCGGAACATTAGAATTTAAATCAACTAATGGAACCGTTTCATTATCTACTTCAGTTCAAAAACAAAGAGGTAATGATTTTAGCTTATAAAAATATAAATTAAATGGCATTAGAACAATTTAAAAATATTGATGAGGTAATAAATAAGGGAACATCTCTTACAACTGAATTAAATCCTATTGATTTAGCTTTAATTAATCAAGGATTTAAGGCAACTCCTTTTAATTTAGGTGTGAATGATGTATTAGAATTTATACTATACGATTCTGCTAACAATATATTAGAACAAAAAGATTATGGTAAAATTAGATATGTTAAGGGGCAAGAATTAAATGATTACTTAATTCAAAGTGAAAATGTTCTAGATAAAGTATTAGATGGTGGCGGATTTTTAGTTGATATAAAAAAACTAATAAAAGAAGCGGGATATAATGTGGGTGTATTTAGAGTTCAATTAAACTTCGTAAACGATAGAGTTGGTAGTTCGGTTGAAAAAGATAAAATGTGGATACAAGAAATTTCTGCAACAAGATTAGAATTACGATTACTCCCTTATGATAATTTTGATGAAACTTCAAATGAGGATATAGATACAAAAATAGACCTTAATCAATCTTATAATAGTTTTGTTTTAAATAAATTTAGTGGTGATGAAGTGTATTCGGAGATTGATGCGGTTTTAAATGCATTAACTCCTGCTCAACTATACAATACTTTTCAATCGATAAAAGCAAAGGCATATATTGAACAATTAGGCTCTGAATTCGGTATTAATAGTTGGGAAATATTTTTTAGTAAAGTGTTGGATTCGATGAGAGTAGCAGTAAGACATGCACTTTTACACAAAAATTCTACAATTGGAAGTAATACATTTGGCGCGTATTTAGGTGATGATATAGATTTTATATACTATAACAAAGCTGATATAGTTAAACTATTAAACAATAAGTTTGAAGAGGCAGTAGATTATCATTTACCAAAGAGAACTTTATCCGATGAGGTTAAATTAGATAACATTACACAACAAAGTATTGATAAATTACAAGAATTAGTTCAATCATTAAAATCAGATATGACAAGAACTAATCCACAAACTCAAAAATTTGTAGTAGAGCCTCCAACAATAGCAGAAGTTAAAGATTTATTTACAACAACTAAAACTATAATACCTGCGGTAATACCGGGTGATAAGCCGATTGTTATAGAAACACCGGTTTTAAAAGAACCATTTAATGAACCAATCGCGGTAACCGTTGAACCATCGAATCCATATGTATCACCTTCACCTAATGATGGGGATATAGAAAGAGAAAGATTAAGAAGGTTACAAGAAGAAATGATGTATCAGGCCGGAGGTAGAGGAACTCAATTTGATGTTCCATATCAATCCCCTTATCAAACTCCATCACAACCAATTCAAGTTGGTGGAGAACCAGTAGTAGGTGGTGCGGGAGGCCTAACAATTGAAAGAGCATCTAATGATGATTACATAAGAGATTACGAAAGAAATAACGTTGAAAATATACTTTAAAAATGCCAATACCTAATAGAAACGGTTATTATACTGGACAAATGTTCACTAATGAATTAGGTGAAAGATATGTTTGGATAGGAAATGAATGGAGAACCGCAGGAAATGATAATTACACACCCGTATCTGCTGCGAGGGAAATAAACATTACCTTTAATACCTTTTTGGAAGAAGGTGGGAATAGTATTCAAGCAAAAGTTTTAGTTAATGGCTCAGAGTGGACAGATAGTTCATCTCAAAATGGTAAGATTACATTAAAATTTTTCGATTACCAAATTTTAAACCCAACTAGAATTTCATTTATAGGAACAAATGTTAAGGCAAAAAAATCTTTTCTTTTACAAGCAAAAGTAAATCAAGAAAATGAAGTGGTGATAAAAGAGACAGATGAATATGGTAATGTATTTAACGATGTTATAATAAGTGAACCAATAGGATTGATAAGAAGAAGAGAAATAATTGAACCAGATACCGAAGCAAATGATACTAGAAGAAGATTGTTCGCTGAAAATCCTGATGGAGGAAGTGGATTTGTAAACACAACCGGCGGACAATTCGATGGAAGTGGTGGAGGAGTAAGTGGCTTCGGTGGAGGAGGAGGTGGAATGAGAGAAGTTAATCCGCTTGATTTTAGAGGAGCTGGATATGGATTGGCGGATGTAACACAAAGAGAAAACATACAATAAAAGTATTTATATTAGATGGAAAGAAGAGAGTATTTTATACCACCGTTAAATCAGGTTAATTTTCAATTGGATGTTCCATTTGAGAAACTTGGGGTGTCTGAAATTATAACACCATCTGATCCTTCATCTAGCGATGTTGTTTTAGTAAGAGTAACAAATAATTTAGGAAAGAATTCAATAAGGGTAATTACCGATGCTGGTAATTTAGAAATACCCAATTCGAATCTATTTAGATTACAAAAAAATTCGAAACTTTCAATTGTAAGAGCGAATAGTTCGTTATACAATATAAGAAGCATAAAAATTTATGATGAAAACGATGTATTGGTTGAGGAGAGCACCTCAAATACATTCGATTTTACCGATATAGATAAAAATTATAGAATTGATGTAGATAGTTATGACGTAGTTCAAACCGGAGAATTCCCTTCATTCATATCACCTATCAATCAAGGATATGTGTGGAATACTGAATACTCACAGGAATTTATCCTTAAAGTAAATGTATCAAATTCAACACAATTCGTAAGATACTATTTTCCAAACCAAATAGGAGTTGATGAAAATGGTTCTAAAAGAATAACACCAAATAATAATGAAGTTTTAATAAATCTATCTAATCCAAACGCATTGGGTAGATTTGAATTAGTAATTATTGCAGGTAATGGGCAGGTAGGTGAAAGAGATGAATTAAGAACTTTTATCGATGTAATTAGAGAAAAAACTTATGGTGAGCCAGATGTTACTCAAATTATATATGATAAGAATATAATAGAGGCAGATTTAAGGCCATTAGATTTTAATTTTGAATTTGATTTAAAGGCAGTAAATTCAGAAGGTATTGAGGTATTTTTAGGAGAAAATAAAGTAGGAGAAGTAAATTTTGAAATAACAAAAGGTATTTCAAAAATTTCATTTAATGCAAAAGAATTATATAATCTTTATAAAGAGTATTTTAGCGAAACACAAAAAACCTATTTAATTACATTTGGGTTTAGACCTTATTTTAATGGTATAGGTGGTAAAATATTTGGTAAAACCGAACAGGTATCAATCACCGTTCAAAGAACTCCTTTCTTAATAGATAAAGGAACAGCGGTTAGAGATATATCTAGCACATTTGCACAATTATTTTCCGGTGAATTAACTAAACGAAATTACGAAGACCAAATAGTTTTCGAAGATGATAAACATCTTTATTATCAAGTAAGAACATCAGCTGACCAATCTTTTGTAATAACTAATACTGCAATGGATAGATTAACCTATTCAGTATTTGGTGGAAAAGTTGTTGAAACACAATTTGAAATAGATACTGAAAGTGGTAGTACTAGAAAGAAATTAGGATATAAAGATTATGGAACATTAGTTGTTAAATTATTAGAACCACTACCCGGTACTATTGATTTAAATACGCAAGTTTGGATTTCAAAGCAGATAATCCCAACAATAGTTGAATCAATTATTATTTCAGACGAAGATGATGATAAATGTCTTCCATTAAAACCTAATTTCGGAACTGATATAATTCAAGAAACCGGATTACAATTCTTCGATGAAATAATTTCAAGCGGTAGTTTATCATCTACTCAATTAGTAAATAAATTCATTTCACAAAGTGAATTCAATTTAGAAGATTTACAAATTGATTATGTAAGTGGTAGTAGTAAAACGAGTGAGTATTTCTTAAAATTTGAAAACTTTGTAAATTTTGGAAGTGCGTTAAGTAGGATTGAAAATTTCCAATATAAAATAGGAACGATAGAAGAGTGGGAAAATAAAATAGATACAACTTTATATTCAGCTAGTTTATTATCAACCTCTTCAAATTCTTTACTAACAAGTGCATCTTATAACGATAAAATTAAAAGTGTAAAGAATGGATTTGATGGGTTTGAAAGAAAGATGTATGAAGATTTCTCTATCACATCTTCTAACGATATATTCTTTACATCACAATCTATATACGCAGAAGTATTTGATAAAACTAATAAAAACTATTTAGTTAGACATATACCACAATACCTTCAAGAAAGTTCGGATAATTTAGATTACCTAACTTTTATTGAAATGATTGGACAACATTTTGACATTCTATGGGGGTATATAAATGGAATTAATAGAGTTAAAAAAGTTGAGAATAAATCAATCGATGGTATATCTGATAATTTAGTTTATGAATTATTGGAATCTTTTGGTTGGGATCCCAAAAATCCATTTGCGGGTAAAGAACTTTGGAATTATGCATTTGGTTTAAATCCAAACGGTCAATCTAATTCAAATAAAAACGCATTAGGTAATAATGTTGCAACCTCCTATACACCAGAAGCTGCTAAGAATCAAGTTTGGAGAAGAATACTAAACAACTTACCTTACTTATTAAAACATAAGGGTACAAGAAAATCGATAAATGCTATTTTAGCTTGTTATGGTGTTCCATCTTCTTTATTAACAATAATTGAATTTGGTGGGCCATCTAATAATCCATCGGACACTACTAAATTTACTTACGAAGATAGAAGTGTATTTTTAAATTTAAAGAGTAATGAGTATTTGGATATACCTTGGATTAATGGTGTCCCAAACGCAGTTCAGTTAAGATTTAAAACGGCAAACAAAACTAATTCACAATTATTATATGGTGTTTCCGGAAGTAATTATTGGAGAGTAAGTTTAGAACCAACTGGTAGTGCATTATTCGGAAATCTTAATTTTGAATTAGTAAATACAAAAGTTGATATTGATATATTAGATGTAGATTTAACACCTAATTATACGAGTAGTATGAGTATAGATAATATACCTCTATACGATGGAGAATTTAAATTTTTGACAGTTCAAAAATCTACTTCATCGGATAGTTCTGGTAAATTATACGATACATACCAAATGTATTTAAGAGAGGCGAATGGTGATAGAATAAAACTAGCCAAAAGTGCATCTTTAACTTTACAAGTATCATCATCTGCTTCTTATGTAAATGGAAACACTTACTACACTGGATCTCCATTTGATTATAGTGGAAAACTTATTGTAAATGGAAGTGGTTCAAGTGGAATAGTAGGTTCAATTGATGAAGTTAGATTATGGAATAACGCTTTATCATCATCGGTAATAACTTCGCATACATTAAATCCTGATGTAATATTTGGAAACCATATATCATCATCAACCGAAGATTTATTACTTCGTTTAGATTTTGAATACCCTAAAAATCTTTATACAACCGGCTCTATTAAGAATGTGGCACCGGTAACATCATCATATACATCATCGGTAATTGCAGTTGTTTCTCAATCAATTTCAACATATCCTTACCACTATGAGAGTTATGAAAGATTTGTAACCGCAGAAGTTCCACAAATTGGATTCGTTGGAAAAGATAAAGTTAGATTAGAAGATATAGAATTAACCGGTCAATTATCATATAAAGCAAGAGCTACTAAAAAAGCATTTGATAGAGCACCGATAGATTCAAATAGATTAGGATTATTTTTCTCACCGGTGAAAGAATTGAATTTAGACATTCTTCGTTCATTAGGTGCATTAAATATAGGTGATTATATAGGTGATTGGGGAGATGAATATGGAACTGATACCTATTCAAGTCTTACTGAATTAAGAAATTATTATTTCCAAAGAACATCATTAAACTTTGATGAATATATTCGATTGATAAAATCAGTTGATAAATCCCTATTTGATATGTTAGAACAGGTAATACCTGCGAGAGCTAATGTATCAAAAGGTATATTAATTGAACCTTCTTTATTAGATAGAAGTAAGATAAAAATTAATAGACCGAAAGCGGATAAAATTTATTATGATTCATCTATCGATGTAACTGAAACGCAACAAATAACTTTAGATGTTCCTTATCATACTGGAAGTCTTAATGTAGAATTGGATAGAGAATTAGATGTTACAACTCCATTCTATTCATCTTCATATAGTGTTGATGGGTTGATGAGCATTAATTCGGATTACATTTTCTATACCGCAAGTAACACATTGGTAACCGATGAATTAATGGATGGGGAAATCATCTACAATTCTGGTTCAACGATGGGTGGCATTGAAATAAAAATTGATGCAGGATTACGAAATGCAACAATTGTAGGAGAATATGATTTAGAGGATTCATACCAACAAATAGGAAATGATGCAGACTCACCTTTTAATTTAGGATTCGGTCTTTATGGTGAAAATGGTGCATTGGATAGAACATATTTTAGAGAAGATGGAACATTAGTATTAACCGAAAGATATAACGCTTATATCCTAACAATAAGATATGGTAGATATGTTCCGAAAAGAGTAACTGAAAATGGTTTATCATCATCACTATACAATACCACTAAATTAGGAGTTACTGATAAAATTGAATTAGAACTAAAATATAGATTTGAGAAAAAAATGGTTTTAATAAGCCCATTTGATGAAAATGCAAGTGGAGCGTTTAGAACTCCTACTGCACACTCATTCTATACTGATATAAGTTCGGCATTGGGGGTATTCCCATATAAAAATGGAATAATAACCGCTATTGAACCATTTGATGGATATACTAGCGGACATTATAGATATACAAAGGATACTGCGAGGGGATTAGAAAATAGTTTTTATGAGGGTTCTAAGCAAACTTCTGATACTACTTTAGACGGAACATCGCCTGTTGAAGTATTTGTTACTAATCCAAATAGATTGAGAGTATCACCTTCTGGAAGAGGAAGTGGAGAACCAATTTTGGAAGTTGATTAAAAAAAGTTGTAAAACTAAAAGGTTATATATTTATAATTGAAAAAAAGACCAAAATAATTAAAAATGGCTTACTTAGATAATTCGAGCATAATTGTAGATGCTATTCTTACAAAAAAAGGTAGAGAAAAATTAGCAGCGGGACAATCGTTAAACATTACTCAATTTGCATTGGGTGATGATGAAATTGATTACCAATTGTATGATGCAGCGCACCCAAAAGGTTCTGCATATTATGATGCGGCTATTAAAGCAATTCCTATTTTAGAAGCATCACCAGATGAAACACAAGTTTTAAAATATAAACTTGTAACACTTCCAAAAGGAACAACTAAAATACCTCAGGTATCTATTGGAACTACTTCCATTAGCACAAATCAAACGAGAGGTAAAGTTACTATTTCACCAACAACTTCACCGGCAGGTAATACAACTTCTGGATATACCGCAGTTTTAGCTGATAAGACGGCAGGAACTTTAATCGGTTTAGGAGTTGCAGCAACGGGACAAATTTCAGTTAGTGATTCAGTAGCAGCAACAGCTGATGTTAGGAGAGGAACTTCATTTGAATTTATTCCAAACCCTGCACTTACTGCAACAGTTGTAACAACTTTGACAGTTTATGGAAACGAGACCGGGGGTTCAGTTTCTATTCCTGTGACAGTAAACTATGTAGCATAAAAATTAAAAATAGAAAATGGCACAAATTACAGGAGCACAAGGAGCAGCAGTAACACAACAATTATCCCAATATCTTATCGATAATGCGGGTGTAATTGATGCAACTGCGATTGCTAATATAATTAATGCATCATTGCCACCTAATGAAAGATTGGGTGTGGCGAGTGGTGGTGTATTATCACAAGGTATTTTTAAAAAATTTGGTGAGTTTGATAAGATTTCAAATAAAATTGAAGTAGTAACTGAAGGATTGTGGAGTAATGGTAGTGGTAGTTTAAATGGTTCAATGGTGACCGGTTCTACAACAACAATAGCAGGACACAGTGGTTCAGATGCATCGAAGTATTATCTAAATGTTTACTTAACTGGTTCAAACACTGGATCATCTGCACCTGTTGAATTTGCGATTGCTTACGGGCATAAGTTCGCAAGTGGTTCGGTTCAATTAACAACATCTGATTCTGCTCTTTTACCAACAAAAGCAATCTATTCACAATATAGAATGTTATTGAATGATAACTATGAAGGTGAAGCTGATGAATACTTTACAGTATATTCAGCATCAATTGAAGATGGTTACCAAATAGATCATGCATATGTTATTAACTTAGCAAGAGCTAGATATAGACAACAGGCTGATGCGGGTAATTTTACATTAACATTAAGCGGTTCTAATGGAATAAGGTATTTTATAGATGATAGTGGTAAGAAGTTTTCTGATAAAGCTGGTAAAGCAGGAACTGTTTTTAATATAGTTTCTGGTTCAACAAATGTTGGAACTGAGGCAGCAGCAACTATCAATACATATACCGCATCTAATCAACAAGGATTTGGTAAGTTCTATCCTAAATTGGGTATTATGTTATTAAATCCAACCGCATTAGCATCAGTAGTGGGAAGTGAGTTATTACCAACAACCGGATCTACTTCGGTTGAAACTTATAACCAAAAATTATTATTTAACGCAATTAAAGGCGGAGCAGATTTTGAAATGAGAAGAACTGAAAATGTATCAACTCAACACTTCTTTGTAAGAGCGACTAATAGAGAATTTAACTTCTCAAACAATCCTACATTTGTAAGTGGTTCTGATGGAACATTTAGAGAACCTTCATTTGAATCTGATCCTAAAACATATATCACATCAGTTGGTTTATACAACGATGCTAACGAATTGATTGCAGTTGCGAAAACATCGCAACCAATCGCGAAATCCTTCGATAAGGAGGTGTTGATTAAGGTAAAACTTGATTTTTAAATTTAATTTTAAACCTTAATTTTAATAGAACCCACTTCGGTGGGTTTTTTTAATTATTATATTTATAGGTGTATGTTTAAATCAATTCAAAAATCTGATATAACGGTAAGACCATTTAAAGTCTATAAAAATTGGACGATAGATAGTTCTATTGCACCTGTTTATGCCGTTGAAAATATATCGGGTTCATTTGAGGATAGCGAGAATAGAGAGGTAGCAGGATATAAAGAGTATTCTTTATATAAAGGTATAAAGCAATTATTTTATTCTAATTCAGCAAAACAAATTGGAGTTGTAACGAATTGGAATTTGAGAAAACATAATGCTAAGCAATTAAAAGTATATAATGTAAACATTACTAATAACCTATCCACCCCAACTACTAATGCATTTCAGTATTATTATAGCCAATCAGATAAAAAATACATCGATGAATTTCAACAATATTTGGATAGTAATTCATATAGAGTTGATGATGCGGGGATAATTTTTGAAGGTAAATATACTGATGTTACAAAGGTGTATGGAGAAATGAATAATTACGCTTCTAATACTGAAAGAGTGTTAGGTAATAGATTCTTATTTTGGAATATACCACAAAGATATATCGGAGAAGGAATTAAAAAAAATTCATTACTTTTAACCAACTATACTGATGATTCAACTATTGTAGATGATGGAAAAGGTAATTTACTTTATTTAGGAAAAGCATTTGTTGATTTAACACAACTTGATTTAGAAAATAATACGGCTACATTTTTAATGAATGATGGTTTATATTATACATTAACCATCACTTCTTTTGATATGGGTGATGCTGATGGAGATGATGAAGGAAGTATTAATTTAAGTTATAGCGGTGGACCGGCATCGGAAACCTTAATTTTTAAGTTTGATGTATCATCGGGAGAATTGACAGCATTAGGTAATTTTAACTTTCCTTTGGAACTAAGCAAATATAATGTTGCTACTACAATAGGTAATATATTTTATTCAAATGGAATCATAGTATTAACTTATGGTGTTGAGAGAGCGAGTGATACATTAGAACAAGAAAGTAATTATAACTTTGGAAATGATGGTAATTGGGATATGAAATTCCAATCAACTAAAACAATCTATGAAAACGAATTATTTTTGGAAGTAAACCCTAATGAATTCAATTATTCCACAAATCCTTCTGCTACTAAATTTTATAATGGAGATGTATATGTAAAAAAATATATACCTTTCACACCGGGTAATGTAAGTGGGGCAACAAACGCATATAATTTGGATTTTAGATTGGTTTCAGATTATAATGGAACAACAAAAATTGGATTTGATGAATATGAATATAGTTCCTCAATAGACCCAACGGGTTCTTATTTAGCACCTTATATTACAACTATTGGATTATATGATGAAAATTATGATATGGTAGCGGTGGCAAAAATACCATCTAAACCTAAATCTACACCAGATTATCCTATTAATTTCGTTATTCGTTTCGATACTTAATATTTATATAAAAATAAACAAACTATGGCACAGATAATAGATCTTTACAAAAATTCAAAAATGGCTGAGAAAAATGCTCCTAGCCAAATAACCGACTACATAAAAACTAAAGTAGGTGGATTATTAGCAGTAAAAGGATTTACTTCAAAAGCATTGACAGGTAATACTGATTATAATTTAAATGATAAGGTATTAAGTGGAGCTAGAAAGGGGCAAGTAGATTTATCAAAGTATTCAGATAAAACCAAAAGATAAATTAAAATAAAGGTTACAGATGTGGGAGTATAAAAACGAATTAATTTCCGATATTAATCAGATACCGGAAGATGCTTTTGGGTTTGTTTATGAAGTATATCATATTCCAACTGGCAAAAAATATATAGGAAGAAAACAACTTATTTCGGTGACCACTAAGGCTTTGGGTAAAAAGGAATTAGCGGAATTAACCGATAAAAGAGCTAGTAAGAAAAAGAAAGTTCAAAAAGAAAGTGATTGGAAATCCTACTATGGTTCACATTCCGAAATCAAACAACTTATTAAGGAAGGTAAGAGTAGTGAATTTAAGAGAACTATTATTCAATTTGCCTTTTCCCCAAAACACCTAACATACTTGGAAACAAAGTATCTATTTTCATTAGAAGTATTAGAAAACCCAAATGTTTTTTATAATGATAACATATTGGGAAAATTTTTTAGAAAAGACATTCCTCATATATGACAAATTTATTATTAACGTTTGGTTGTTCATTTACTTATGGGGAGGGGTTAGAATTTCATCATTGGCAAGAAAAATACCCAACATCTTTTGAATTATATAAAAATAAAGTTACATATTATCCCTCATCCTTAATAATGATTTCATTGGATGAGTTAGTAGCGTATAGAGAAAAATATAGATGGTCTGGTATCCTTAAAAATTTTTTGAATTTTAGCTTAATGACTAAAAACGAAAATGGGGGAAACAATTATAGAAACATTGAGAGGTTAGGAATTTTGATGGAATACCTTAAGGTTGAAAAAAATTATGTTCCAAAATATTGTGTTTTTCAATTTACAAATGTAATAAGAGATATAGTTGAATTTACTAATAGTAATTCATTTGGTGGGCATGATGAAGGAGTAAGATGGTTAGGTGTAGATTTAAAGAAAAAAATAATAGAAAATATAAACTTATTAGATGACCCTTTAAGAAGAAGTTCACTAAACGAAACAATAGCCGAAGTATTTTTTATTATTTACAATAAACTAATAGAAAAATTTAAGGAGTTGGAAGAAATGGGATGTAAGTGTGTATTTTTTATGGGGCTGGAAGATTTTTATTCTCACCACTTAATTTATGATACTATTAAAGAAAGTCCATATTATTTACCTATAAATTTCAATGGAAATGAATACCGAAGTTGGGATTCGATGAATAAGGATTGTTATCTTACTTTAAGGCAAAATATAGGGGTAAATGATGACCACCCTTGCTCCGCTTCCCATAAGTGGTTAGCCAATACATTGTATAAAAAATATTTGGAATTGATAAAATAATTTCATACATTTGGGTATGAAAAAATTATACCTATTTGGTGATTCATTTTCTCTGCTAAATGATAAACTTATACTTGAAAATTCCCTGCATTTGCAGTTAGAGAATAATTCACATTCATCTTTATCGAATGAGCATATACTTAAATTGGTAAAGTTAAAGGTAAATAAATTAATTGAAGAAAACAAATTTGGGTGTAATATTTTGGTTCAACTAACTGTTCCCGAAAGGCTAATGGTTCTCTACAATGATACATTTCAAAGTTCAATCTCATCACCTGAAAATTTAGAGTATTTAGAAAAAAATAATTTGATTAGGGATAATTCTATTTTTGAGGATAAGATGTATAATACTTTGTATCCATATTTAGGGTGGAGTAAAGATCCTCTTATTAAAAATTTATTTTCACCGTATTGCTCATTTGTATATCATTTAAATTATTATAGAATACTAAAAGATTTACTTTTAGAATTAAAAATTCTATCCAATTTATGTAGAAGTGTAGGGATTAATTTTGAGTATTTGTTTTTTACCAACGATTATGATACTCACTTTAAAAACGATTCGGAATTAAATTCAGAACATATTAAGTTTGGGGAATACAATTCGATTGAAACTTATTTAAGGAAAACCGATAAGACCAATTACTTTGTTTCTAGAGTAGATAAGCATTTAAATGATGAAGGAAATAATTGGTATCTAAAATTTTTATTAGAGCGTTATGATTTCTGAAATAGATAAGCAATATGTTAAAACTAAAATCGATGAGGTTTTAGGCGGCGGTAGAAATTTGGGTAAAGATGAAATCCAATACTATTGCCCTTTTTGTTCACATCATAAACCTAAATTGCAAGTTAATTTAGAATCACAAAAGTGGAGATGTTGGGTATGCGATTCAAAGGGTAAGAAGGTATATACACTTCTTCGTAAATTACAAGTTGATAGAGAGGTAATAGTAAAAGTTAATACTATTTACAACGAAGCCAACATTGGAGGAGATATAAAAGATGAAGAACAAATTGAACTTAAATTACCTTCCGAATACAAAACTATTTTAGATAATCAGCATATTATAGAATATAAAGTAGCTTATAATTATTTAAAGAAGAGGGGAATAAGTGATAATGACATTCTTAAACATCGAATAGGTTATTGTGATAGTGGGTTATACAAAGGTAGGGTTATTATACCATCTTATGATTCAGATAGCAGATTAAATTTCTTTATCGCAAGAAGTATTTACCCAAATGAAAATATGAAATATAAAAATCCTCCTGTATCAAAAAATATAATTGGATTTGATTCAACTATAAATTGGGATATGCCTATAACACTTTGTGAAGGGGCATTTGATGCAATTGCAATTAAAAGAAATGCAGTGCCTATTTTTGGTAAAACACTCCCAAAACTATTAAGTGATAAAATACTTACAAAGAAACCATCAGTTAATATCGTATTAGATACCGATGCAATGGGAGATGCTGTGAGGCATTATCAATACCTTACTAATAATGGAATTGATTGTAAGATAATAACCTTAAATGGTAAAGACCCTTCGGAAATGGGGTTTATCGAAGTAACAAAACAAATTGAAACCAATACAACTTCATCTTTTGAAGATTTAATAAAACTAAAATTATCATTATAATATGGATTCGAACACAACATACAAAATTGGATTATTTACAATATTGATTATAGGAATCATTGCGATTGGGATGAGTATGAATCATACTAAAGTAAACATAACAAAAGCAGAGGAAAGTTATCTAACATCATTACAAAAAAGAGATTCGTTACAAAATGTAATTGATTCTTTACAAATGGAAATATTTTCAATAGAAGATGGATTTGATAATAAAGAACACCGATATGAAAGTGTTTTATTTGAATATGAATTTGGTATTTCTTATTTAAAAGATTACCACCCAAAAGCATACAAAGATTTTCATAGAATTATTGGGCATAAAGAAAATTATTCGCATGAAATTGAAAGAGAAAATCATAAAAGACTAAAATCATATGAATAATTTAGATAAACAATACCAACAACTCCTTACTGATATAGGGGCTCTTAATGGAACAATTAAAACTGATAGAACCGGAACTGGAACACTTTCAGTTTTTGGTAGGCAGATTCGCCACAAAATGAGTGAAGGGTTTCCATTATTAACTACAAAGAAAATGGCATGGAAGGTTATGGTGACAGAACTCCTATGGTTTTTAAGAGGAGATACTAACATCAAATTCCTTTTGGATTACGATTGCCACATTTGGGATGGTGATGCATATAAGAACTACGCTTGGAAAACTTCACTTGACCTCAAGTATCAATTAACTAAAGAAGAGTTTATTAAACAAATCAAAACCGATGAAGAGTTTGCTAAGAAGTGGGGTGAGTTAGGCCCAATCTATGGTAAACAATGGAGACAATGGAAAGGTGACACGTGGGTAGAAGGTAATACTGACGGTACTGAAGGTTTCTATTTACAATCCGAACACATAGACCAAATCCAAAATCTAATCAACGAACTCAAAACAAATCCTGATAGTAGACGGTTGATGGTATCTGCTTGGAATGTGGGTGCATTAGATGCAATGGTTTTGCCACCTTGTCATTATGGATTTCAATGTTGGACAAGAGAGAAAGATGGTAAGCGATATCTTTCATTAATGTGGAATCAAAGAAGTGTAGATACATTTTTAGGATTACCATTCAACATTGCATCTTATGGGTTATTATTGGAGATTATTGCAAAAGAAGTGAATATGATACCCGATGAATTGATTGGTAACTTAGGGGATACCCATTTATACTTAAATCACATTGAGCAAGCAAAAGAGCAACTACATAGAACTCCATTTGGATTACCAACATTAAAAATAGCAGAGCATGTTAAACGAGCGGAAGGTGATTGTTTACCTATGTACAAAGTAGAAGATTTCGTAATAGAAAATTACGAATCCCACCCTATAATTAAAGCACCATTAAGTAATTAGAATGTTAATTCATATAACACCTGACGAATTAGAAGAAGAGTTTAGAAATAGTTGGAAAATGGGTTTTATTTCTCAGCCATCTATCGATTATGCGGATAATGCAATTTGGGCCGTATTCGAAGGAAAATTGGTAATTATATTTAGATTTAAAGATTATGGATTTATTACCGATAATAGAAGAAATACTTATGATGTTTCAGCGGGTAAAGCCGGTATAACAATTAAAATAAAAAGAAGTGGCCTTTAAACCAATTAAAATAGATAAAAATTGGGGATATGAATTATGGATACATAACGATTCCCAATACTGCGGAAAATTATTAGTTTTCCCAAATGAAGGTAATAGATTTTCAATGCACTATCATATGATTAAAAATGAAACTTGGTATGTTCAAAAGGGAGCATTTGAGTTTCATTGGATAGATACTGATGAGGCTAAATTACACAAAGAAATTCTAAATGTTGGAGAATGTGTTTATATAGATAGGGGTAAACCACATCAATTAATTGCTTTAGAACCAGAATCAATAGTATTTGAAGTATCAACTCAACACTTTGATGATGATAGTTACCGAATTTACCGAAATGCGCCAAACGATTTAATATGACATATATAACAGCACATCTTTCAAAATTAGAAGATTTGAAAAAAGAATTAGAGAGAGATCCCGATAAGATTAGAATATACGCAAAATATATGGGATACGAAGGCCCATCTGAATCAATTGATTATTTAGAAGTAAAATTAAAAGAGTATTCTGAATCAAAGAATTCCAATAAATAATTTGGATATATCCCATTTTTTTCGTAATTTAGTGGTATGAGTTGTAGTATAATCTCAAAGGATAAAAAACTCTAAAATTACTGAAATGACAAAAGAAAATTTTTTACTTGAATTGGGTAAATCAAATTTTGATTATTCGGTTTCAACCTTTATGATGTTTAAGGAATTAAATGGAAATGGAGTAGGAGCGGGTAAAATGTTTGAAAACATCCTCGAATGGCATATTAATGATAATGTAAATGGATGGTTTTCGTTAAAACTTAATTTAACAAATAGTGATTGGTGCGTGCATGATGTAATAGTATCACCAAATTCTGATATAGTTAATAATTTTAGTGAGTTCATTAAAATAAAATTAGAAGTTGAAAAGCAAGAATCTGATCACTCTAAAAGATTAGATTTATTACATAAATTACTTAATTCCAAATGGGGTTTTGTAATTGGCCTTAGCGCTAAAACTTATAAAGAACTATATATTCAATTGACAACTTCACATGAACCTAGACAAATTCTAGATGATAATAAAGAGGATGTAATAAATGGTAAGTTTGATTTAGAAAATTTTTTGAACAAATTATCAGATAAAACAAATGAATTCCAACTTATATTAGGATTGAATACATTTGAAAATGGTAAATATAGATTGACTAATTTAGATTTAGGTAAATTAAAAAATGTTGTAAAATCAATAACATTTGAACAATTAAAAAAACACACCCGATTCTTCCTAAATGATTCTAATGGAAATAAGATTATTGACTTTAAATATGGAGGAAAAACTGCAAATCCTTTTCAAAGAGGTGTTTGGGTTTATAACAAACAGGGAAAAAACTCATTTTCAGGCTTAATGGTTTTTGATTCGGTTTTAGAAGGAAGTTATGTTTATAATGGAGATTCTAATGCATGGTGGTCTCAATTTAAAAACTTATTCACACAGCCTAATTAAAACATGAATTCATTTAAAACAATAAGATATAGTGGTGGTAAATCTAAAATACTACCAAAAATTACACAAATAATAAATCATCTAAATGTAAAAACAGCATTAGATGGGTTTTCTGGCTCCGGTACCGTATCCAATTATTTTAAATCTATTGGATTCCAAACAACTTCGAATGATTTAGCACCATATTCGAAAGTATTATCTGAAACATTTTTATTAGCAGGTAATAATAAAAGGGAATTAAATGAAATAATTCAGCATTTAAATTCTCTTAATCCAACTGATGGCTGGTTTACTGATAACTATGGTGGTGAATTTAACAATGGAAGTACTATTCAACCCGATGGAACTAAAAGACCTTTTTATATTGATGTTACTCGTAAATTAGATTCTATAAGAGAGGAAATTGATAAATTATATCCAACCGATTGTATAGATAAATCAGTATTACTAACTTCACTTCTAATTGCATTAGATTCGAAGTGTAATGATATGGGCCATCAGGTTTCTTATTTAAAAGATTGGACGAGTTCATCTCTTAGGCCTCTACACTTGGAACTTCCATATTGGAAAGTTGATGATTTAAATCATAAAGTATATAATAAAAATGTTTTTGATATAAACGATTCTTTTGATTTAGTTTATTTTGATCCTCCATATGGGACTGCTAATCAACAAACTAAAACTACGAGAGTAAGATATTTTTCATATTATCACCTATGGACTACCGTAGTAAAGAATGATAAGCCTAATCTATTTGGCGTATCTAATAGAAGAGAAGATGTTTCATCTGATAAAAAAGAGGGAGCAATTTCAGATTTTGAGCATTTAAAAGATGATGTGGTTATTGAATCATTTAATAGATTATTAGACTTTGATTCCAAATATACGCTTATATCATACTCAAATCGTAGTAAAATTTCAATACCTGATTTAGTAGATTTGATAAAAAATAAACATAACATAATTGATATATTTGAATTTGACCATAAAGAAAATTCTCAGGCTAATTCTACCATAAATTCAAAATACAAAATAAACTATTCCGAAAATAATAAAGAGTATTTAATTCTATCAGAACCTAAATAATTCATTTATTTTTCGTATCTTTGCAACAAGAAATATACTATGATTAAATTAGATAACATTAAATACATCTATCATTTGGCCGATTTACATATTCGTAATCTAAAAAGGCATAAAGAGTATAGAGAGGTATTAAATAAGTTTTTAGCTGATGTGGATTCCCAAAATTTAGAGGATTCTATAATCTATTTAGCAGGTGATATAGCCCACGCTAAAACTGAAATGTCTCCTGAATTAGTAAGGGAAATCACTTGGTTCTTTACTGAATGTGCTAAGAGAAGACCTACATTTGTTATTACGGGAAATCATGATTGTAATCTAAACAATAAAGACCGTTTAGATGTTCTAACTCCTATATGTGATAATCTTTCACTCCCAAATTTAGTTTATTTAAGAGATACTGGTGTATATCAAATCACCGATGATATAACTTTTACTGTTTATTCGATTTTGGATAAGAAAGAAAATTGGCCGAAAGGAGTTGATGTAAATGGTAATAAGAAAATTTGTTTCTTCCACGGGCCCGTTGATGCGGCAAAAACCGATATTGGTTATGTTGTATCTTCTCACAATTTCACACCTGATATGTTTGATGGGTTTGATATGGTATTGATGGGGGATATACACAAAAGACAAGTTGTTCAACAAAGAGATAGAGCAAATGGTAAACCAATAGTAGTTTACGCCGGATCCGTAGTTCAACAAAATCATGGAGAGTATTTAGAGAATCATGGATACCTTCTTTGGAATGTCGATACTGAAACATTTGAAGAATTTAACATTCACAATGATTATGGTTACCTAACGATTGATGTTATAAACGGTGTGATTCCTCAATGGGTAAGAAACGAGATTGGAACTAAATTACCTAAACAACCGCGTTTAAGAGTTCGTTTTTCTGATACCGAAGTTAGTGATATAAAATTAGTATCAGCTGAATTACAACAAATGTTTAAGGTAAATGAAATTACAATTACCAAACAAGATACTCTTAATTCATTAAAATCAAAAAACCGAAACGCTAGAAACTTAGCGGGTAATGTTAAAGACCCGAATGTTCAGAATGGATTGATTAGAGAGTATTTGGAAAGGCAGTTTTTATTAGATGATAAAACATTAGATAAAATTGTTGAGATAAATAATAATGTAAATCTAAAAATTACTCACGAAGAAACTGATAATATACTATGGATTCCTAAAACATTTGAATTCAGTAATATGTTTTCATATGGTGAAGGGAACAAAATAAACTTTGAAAATGCAAGGGGTATAATAGGATTATTTGCACCAAACACACAAGGTAAATCATCTCTTTTCGATTCACTCTCATTTTGTATTTTTGATAAGTGTAGTAGAGCATTTAAGGCTACCCATATTATGAATAATCAAAAAGATACATTCAATTGTAAGTTTAATTTTGAAATTGATGGCGTAGATTATTACATTGAAAGAGAAGCTCATACTACAAAAGGTGGGAATGTAAAAGTGAATGTAAACTTTTATAGAATTGTAGATGGAATTGAGGAATCTTTGAATGGTGAAGAAAGAAGAGATACAAACGATATAATCCGAAAGTATTTAGGAACTTATGAAGATTTTGTAATGACATCACTTTCGTTACAAGGTAATAACGCATTGTTCATAGATAAATCACAATCGGAAAGAAAAGATATTTTAGCACAATACATCGGTGTAAATGTATTTGATAAATTATTCGATGTAGTAAATGAAGATAATAAAGAAGCGGCTATCCTATTAAAGAATTTTAAGAAAGATGACTTCTCACAAAGATTGGCGGAATTAGAAACGATTATTAATGATGGTCAATCTCAATTTGATTTACTTCAATCTGAAAAAGAAGATTTGGAATTAGATAAAACTGAAGTAGAAAAAACTTTATCAAATTTAGAATCACAGATTATCCAAACTACAATCACATTAGATTTAGATGTTGAAACAAATAAATTAAATTCACTAACATCTTCATTAGAATCTCATATTGATAAGTTAGAAAAAATGGATACCCAACTTATTCAGGCAGAAGAGATAGTATTACAATTAGTTGAGCAAGAAAAAGTATTATCTAATTTTACAATAGGAGATAGTAGTGTTGATATAGAATATGCATACTCTGATTATGCAACAAAAAAAGATGATTTAGTTAAAGCTGAAAAAGTTCATTCGAGTGCTAAGATTTATTTAGATGGTGCAATAGAAAAAATCAAACATTTAGATAATCATAAATACGACCCGAATTGTGAGTTTTGTTGTGATAATGCATTTGTAAAAGATGCAATGAATGCAAAAACTTCTTTACCTCAATTAGAAAGTATTGTTGACGAGGCATTATCTGATGTGTTGAGTATTAGACAAACTTTGGAAATACTAAATGGAATAGAAGAAGCATATAAAACATATCAGACAAAACATAAAGAGATAAATGATTCCAAAACATTAGTTAGTCGAATCAAAGAACAGATCTCAAAAACAAAATTAGATATAAGGGATTGTGAAGATAGTATAAAGGTTGCTACTTCAAACATCGATGAGTATCATAAGAACAAAGAACAAATCGAAACTAATAAACAACTTCGAAAGAATATTAATGATACTAAAGAAATTGTTGATGGTATTAAGAGGGAGTTAAAAAGAAAAAGTGATACGATTCTTCATATAAATACCAACATATCCAAAGCGAGGCAAGAAAAGACTACAATAGAAGAAAACATCGCGAAGATAAAAGAATTAGAAGAAACCAACAAATTATACGAATACTATTTAGATGCGGTGAAAAGAGATGGTATTTCTTATGAGTTGATTTCTAAAACACTCCCATCTATTGAAGGTGAGATTAATAACATCTTAGGTCAAATAGTAGAGTTCAGTATGAATCTACAAATGGATGGTAAGAATGTAAATGCTTATATCAATTATGGAGATAGTAGAAAGTGGCCGTTGGAAATGTGTAGTGGTATGGAGAAGTTTATTAGTGGATTAGCAATTAGAGTTGCTTTAATTAACATTTGTAATCTTCCTCGACCAAACTTTTTAGTTATTGATGAAGGATTTGGAACATTAGATAGTGAGAATTTACAATCACTATTTATGGCATTTGCTTATCTAAAAACTCAATTTGAATTTGTGATTGTAATTTCACATATTGATTCTATGAGAGATGTGGTGGATACTCTTTTAGAAATTAAGAAAGATAGCGGGTTTAGTTCCGTTAAGTTTTGATTCTTTCCGCCGGTAGTATATTTCTAACTTTTGAGGTGGTTCGTATTTTTTCTTTAATTAGATTAGATACGAACCTACTCATTTTTAGACCTCTCTCATCGCAATAATCTTTTAATACGGTATGAACCTCTTTTGGGAGTTGTAACATCGCATATCTATCGGATTTCTTTATCATTCTTTAGATTTCTTTAGTATTTACTTATATAAATACATATAAAGAATATTTATTTCTGAATACTGAATTAAAATGTCTAGAATAAAGAAAACTTCTCCACTACAAAATTTATCCAACTTTCAAACTTTTATAGTTGATAATAACCCCCTTTCACAATATTTTAAAATTTCTGAATTAGGAGATTTATTTACTGCGGGAAAAAATGGATTTCTAATAGAGGGTTCTACATTTCTAAAACCATCAACTGAAATCAAAATTGAAGTTTTAGATACCGAAGGTAATCCATTATTTGTTCAACCTGGTGAAGGTATACCCGAATACTATGAAGGTTTATCAAAATTAATAGGAGTTTATGTTTATGAAGATACACCAATTGGAATAGGTAAAATAACTATTTTGGGTGAATTGGATAAGTATTTGGATGAAAATGGATTTATTCAACCTATACCGGAAGATTGGGAAGGAATCTATAATATAAAATGGGAAAGGGATATAAAAATTAATAAAAATATTCCTAACGAAACGAGAGTAAGATTTGTAAGAAGACCGGAAGTAATAATTGAAGAATTAAATGAAAGTTTTTATTCTAGAAATTTAGTAAATGCAACTCAAAATGATGGATTGGTAAGAGGTGTGGCTTTAACACCATCGGAAGGAACTACATTAAGAGGATATAGAGGGGGAATAAGATACTTAATTCAAAAGCAAAGCGGAGTATTTGCAGATGGTGGAACTTATATATCAGTAACAGGAACTAATATACAAAATGCTGAAATAGTAGAATACCTTAATAACACATCAGTAATAGTGGCGACACCGTTTACTTCATCTGATGGATTGGTATCAAATTTTAGTGGTAAAAATTATTCTCTTTCATATCAATATAATCAAAATCCCGTCGCATCATCTATATTAGGTTCATTCGGTAGATTTGAAATAAACCATCTTCAAACTTTTGTTGGGGATGTTGAAAGAATTAAAGTATTTAAAAAATCAAGAGCCTCGAATGTTGATTACGAAGTTATACAAGATACGAGAGTAGAACCATCGGAACTATTAACAACTATTATATCCGGTTCTGCAATAGATGTAGGCCATTTTAGCCAATCATATGAGAATGGACAAAGTTGGAATGCATTTTGGGCTACACAAAGTAATGCGGGTAATATTTTAGATTCATCAAAAATTTATAGAGCTGTAAAGTTAAGAAACAATCGTTTATCAACAAATTTGGGTGATGATATAAGATTAGAAAGTGGTAGTGAATATGCATTAGAATTTTACAATTATTACGATACATCATCTAATGATACAAACGATACATTAAAGGTTTATTTAACTAGCACTCTTCGAAGTGGAAGTGGTATTTCAAATTATTATGTAACTCAAAGTTTGGCAACATTTACCGGTTCAAATGAATTTAGAGGAGCAAATAAAAGGATATTTAATTTTGTCCCACCTATAACCGATAATTGGACAATAAATTTTGAAGCAAGTAATACAACCGCAAATTCTTATTGGCATGTTGGTAGTGTGAGTTTAAAAGCATCACATGAATTAGGATTTTCACCAGATGAATTTAGTTTTATAATTCCGGTGGATAGAGATTTAGAGAGAGAAACATTTGATTTTAAATTTGAGTTTTTCGATATAAATAACAACTATGTTCCCATTGTAGTAACAAGCGCTAAAACATTTCAAAGTGGTAACATTGGATTAATTGATAAAAATATTACAATAGATGTAGATAAACAATTTTTTAATTTCTCATCTAGTTTATACCCATTACCTCTTTCTCAATCTATTAATATAGTAGGAACTAAAAATCGAATTTTAGGAAATCTTACTTTGACTAGACAAGTGTTTGACACCGGAGGATTTGTTATTTCAGAATCAGTTTATGGGGGTGCAGCAAATTATCCAGGTGAATTTACATATTATCACGAAGATTTATATAGTTTTTCCGCCTCATTAGATGTTACAAAATTCACAGGTTCTCTTCATAATTTACCTACACAAAGTGGTGATACAATAGTTGATAGAATTACCTATACATTAGAAGAAACCGAATCAACTCAGCCATTTATAAAAAGATTTACAATAGGTAGATTAGTGGCAGGGGCAAGTGGACAAGATGGAACTGATTCAAAGGGTTTATTTGTAAGTTCTAATACAAATCAATTTTTTTATAAAGCTACAAATTTAAGTTTAAACCCAGTTGGCCAAACAATTTTAATTCAAGCTAAAAGACAAAATTTAGAATCATTAATAGTTCCAATTGAAGTAAATTCTTCACCTGGTGCACCTGCGTTATCAATAGTAGGAACTGTGGATGGTGTTACAACGTACAGCTTAGTTGGTAGTTCATATCCTTATTCAATAGGAGATGTAACATATGCATTTACTGGTTCTGATAATTTAGGAATAGAGTATTCTGATTTTGTAAAAATTTCACCTGTAAAAGTTTTAGATGGGTTTTCGGTAATTGCAACAAATGAAAATACATCATTTCCCGCTCTTTCAACTGGCGCAATATCAGGAAGTTTAAATGCTAGTAGTGGTTCATTGTTAGTAAAAGTTGGAAATGAAGTAATAAGTTATTCATCACTATTTGTTACTAATTCATATAGCGCTAGTATATCTTCATCTACATCCGCAGGGGTTGCCGCTAATTTTAATGGTATTAATTATTCATTATCTTCTTTATCAGTAGATAGTGGTTCTTTGGTATTAGATGTAAAATATAAAGATGGTGGGGGAACAATAATAAGTTCATCCAAAGAAATTACATATTCTAAAGTAAAAAAGGCAGCGCCTGTCATATCATTTGATATTGTTAATTCAAATCAAAGCACCGATGCTACATCAACTGGTATTCAAGTTGGAACTTTTGTACCGGTGACAATGAGTATATCTGATACATATGATGGGGTTACCACAAGAAGATTAGCAACTTCATTAAATCCCACATCGATTCCGAATGGAGCCGTTATATTTGGAAAAACCGTATCAAATGAATTCATAACGGCATCGTTAGCAAATGGGTTTGATTCAGCTGATTTAGTTTTGAATGGAACTGTTTTAGATTCAGAAGGATCTAGTAGAAATATTTCAGGTAGCATTTCGCTATCAAAAGTAAAAAAAGCAGCACCTGTTTTGGAAATCATTACCACAAACGCTGCACAATCAGTATCAGCAAAATCCACCGGAGAACAAATTGATGCATTTACAAATTCAAGTGTAATTGTTAGGCAAACATATAATGGTGTAACATCATCATTAACTATAAATTCTATAACCGCATCATCATCTGATATTTCTAATATAGTAGCAAGTTCTGGTTCTACTAGTAGTACAATAACTTTGGCTGGAAGAACATTGGGTAATGGAGTAAATTCAACCGTAATTACCCTAACTGCAAGAGTTACTGATAGTGAGAGTACAAATAGAATTCTTAATGATACTATAACATTATCAAAAATTAAAAAGGCAGTTCCATTGGTGGTTGTAAGTGCATCACCACAGGCTCAATCGGTATTGGCTAATACTGCGGGTGTACAAACTGGAACTTTATCCAATGTTACTGTAAATGCTTTAGAGGGAACAACGAGTAGATTCACATCTATGACTGCAACATATAGTGGGTTTTCAACGAATCCAACTATAAGTGGAAATACTCTTACGATGACATCGGCGGTGATGAATGCAGCAGAAGCATCTGCTACTATTGTAGTTACTCATACCGATAGTGAGGGAACTGCGGGGCAAACCCAAACAATTGTTGTTAGATTTACTAAAGTTCCAACTGGTGCTACCGGTGCCACCGGGCCTTCAGGTTCAAATGGTACAAATGGTACAAATGGTACAAATGGATTAAGAACTGCAACCGGAATAATTTATTATCAATTATCAGCGGGATCTGCACCATCTACCCCCGGAGCAACTTCATTTACATTTAGTACCGGAAACTTTAGTGGTTTAACATCGAATTGGGCAAAGGGTGCACCAACATTCGCTGCCGGAAATAGTAACAAATATTGGTATTCAACATATACTGCGGTGGAATCATCTGCAGGAAGTGATGTATCTTCTACACCATCATTTAGTACACCTGTTCAGGCAATCGGATTTAGTGGATTGGTAACGTTTACTGCTGCAAATACTTTAGAAGATGGTACAAATGTAATTAACCATATACCATCGGGTTCTATTACAAATCATATTGGTGGTGCAAATGTAACAACTATTCATGGTGGTAAGATTTCAACGGGAGTTATAACATCGACTGGATATACATTAGGAAGTGGTGAAACTTTGGCCATCGGAGGTTATACTGTAAATGGAACTATTTTTAATTTAGATAATGGTTCTTTAAGAAGTAGAAACTTTTTTATTAGTTCTTCGGGAGATGCATTTTTTAAAGGAAAATTAGCAGCTGCCGGTGGTACATTTAGTGGAGAGTTAGTTGCAGCAAGTGGATACTTTAGTGGTTCTATTGCAGCTACCGATGGATATATTGGAAGTTGGGTATTGACCGGTCCAACTTTATACGGAACTGCGAATAATAAAAAGGTTCAATTATCAGCAACTGTACCATCAGTAGAACTTTATAGTGGAAATAGTTTAGTGGTTGATATAAATGCTAATAATGGTTTATCACCGAAATCTGTTAGTTTTAGTGGATTTAATTTATCTTCAATCGGACAATCAGCTGGATTTACCGCTTACACATATAACAATCAAATAGGAACTGAATATTATAGAGAAAATACTGGTGATTTAACAGGTGGAAGTACTTCATTTACTATATCTGCGGGTGATGCTAATATTGGAAGAACATGTACGATAACTGCAAATGTAGGTGGAGCTACTCCGAATCGATTTGAAGTTAGCGGAGATGATGGACAAATTCCAGCCACATATCTAGAATATCAAAAATTTTACTATGAATATGGGTTTAGATTAACAACACCAGATGGAGATGTATATAGTACTGTTTCTTATAATGGTAGTCAAGTAACGAATACAATAGGTACTAGTATCATTACTCATACTATGTCAGGAGGAACGTTATCAACAACCGTTGTATTAAAACAAGGGTTTTATTCACTTACACCTGTTATAAAAGGAGTTTATGGCGCAGGAGTAATGAGTCAATTTAATCCTCCGGCTTATTTTTATATGGATATTAATACTCCATCTCTTTCATCTATTGAGGCAGCTATTCCCGTTTCAAAAACTGAATTGGCAGCCGGAGGATTTCAAGTTGTATTTAGTAATACCCGATATTTTGAAGTACAAAGAGCCAATAATGCAGATTTTGTTGCTGTTGGAGGAGGATTAACCGCAACTGGAAACATAACTGCATTCTCATCTGATAGAAGATTGAAAAATAATATAGAATTGTTATCCAATCCATTAGAAAAATTAAATAAATTATCCGGGTTTACTTATAATTGGAATGAAACTGCAAATAAATTAGCTGGATATAGTACTGATGAAAAAGTAGTTGGGATGTTTGCACAAGATGTACAAGAAGTTTTACCTGAAGCAGTAAAGATTGCACCATTTGATAATGATGGAAATGGTAATTCGAAATCTGGTGAAAATTATTTGACAATACAATACGAAAAAGTAGTTCCATTATTAGTTGAAGCAATAAAGGAATTAAAAAAAGAAATAGAAGAATTAAAAAATAAGTAATGGCGTTACCACAATCAGGACCTATTTCAATGGATCAGATGAATACCGATAGAGGTATAGCATCTGGAACTAGAATTGATCTAGATGCTGCCGCTATTGCGTATGGTATTCCTTCTACTCCACATGGAATGGATGAGTTTTATGGTAAGAGTGCAGGAGGTGCAACTCCTCCACCGCCACCACCGCCACCGCCACCTCCACCTCCACCGCCGCCACCGCCACCTCCACCTCCACCGCCGCCACCACCTCCACCGGCTCTATCAATTACTCAGACAAATGTAATTTGTAGTGGAGGATCGGGTCAAGTAACTTCAACTATGGCTGGGGGCACCGGAACATATGTTAGAATTGCAAGAGATACCACTCAGGCAAATGTTGCTAATTTGGTAGCAGGTGGAATGGGTTCTGAATTTGGAGAAGCTATACCATCACCAGGTAATCCATATACTTGGATTATGATACCTGATGGTAATTGGTATTTTGCGGTTTATGATGGGACTAATACAACGGTGAATACTACCGCTGTAACGATTTCGTGCGCTGCGGCACCACCTCCACCGCCTCCACCTCCACCACCGCCACCGCCACCTCCACCGCCACCATTATATTCTTTTGAGTTGGGATATGATGCTGGAAATAGTGTGGGTGCATGTAGTAACCCTACTAATACATTTTATAGTACTTGTACGAATTTAACAACTGGATGTGTGTTAAAGTTAGCGGGTGGAGTATTAAATGCTCCTAATGGGTATTATTCAAATGGAACTACTGTTTATTATGTTGAAGGTAATGGAACTATTAATACGGTATCGGCATGTGCGGCACCACCGCCACCGCCGCCACCGCCGCCTCCGCCACCACCGGCTTATACTTCAATATATTTGGGTTATGATAATACCACTCATCAGAACTCTTGTAATGCACCACAATCGCAGTATTATATAAATGCTGCTAATTGGATGGATGCTACGCAATTATATTCGGATAATTCCGGAACAATTGCTAGTACAGGATACTATTCAGATGGTGTAAATGCCAGACAATGGACGGCCTCTAGATTTGGAGGAGGTTCGTTTGGTTCAACTGAATTATGTAATCCATTTTAAAAATAAATGATGTTTATATCAATAAATGAAAATTGGTTATCTGAAATAAATTTTGAAAAATATAAAAATTTTTCAAATACCACCAAACTTTGGGGTGAAAGAACGCATTCCAATGTTTGGTCTGGTAGAGTAATTTACAATAACCAATTTGAAAATTTAGAAAACGAAAACAAACAATTATTAGATTCTATTCGGAATAAAATTATCTTAGATTATAATTTATCTGAACAAATTTTTCCAGATTATTTAGGATTGGTTAAATGGGAAATTGGAGATTTTCAGCATCCACATGCAGATGGAGAAGAAGTTGGTAGACCTCATATATATAATTGGAGGCATTTTGGATGTGTGTATTATTTAAATGATGATTATGAAGGAGGTGAGATATACTTTCCAAACCAAAATATTGAAATTAAACCAAAATTAAATACATTAGTATTTTTTCCTGGTACTTTGGAATTTCTTCATGGTGTAAACCCAATTATAAATGGTATAAGATATACCTTAACATCTTTTTGGACATTTGATAAAACGCATTCAATGAATTATGAATAAGCATGCAATGTATATGGTATTGTGTATAGATAGAAGAAGTATGAAATATTATTCTATGCTATATTATGCACTTGAAACTTGGTCAAAATATTATAAAGGAGATTATGATGTTTTTATAAGCGTATCTTCACCTGATTTTGATTTTTGGAATAATACTTATTTTGATTTAAATATTATAAAAGATTTTCCAAATGTAACTTTTTATAAAAGTGATTTTGATAAGACAAAATATAGTGTCTATCTTCAAAAATGGTATGATATGGATAAAGTATTTTTGAAAGGATATACATCTATTTTTAACTTTGATGTAGATAGTATTTTTTATGGAGATATACGATACTTTTTTGATAAGTACAATGAGGATTACATATATTCTCTGCATGAAGGATATAATGAACATTTTTTTAAAGTGTTAGGTGAAAATGGGATACCATCTGGACAGCTTATTATACCAAATACCTCATTTAAAAAAATAGATAATTTATTTGAAAAAATATTAGATAAAACATTTGAATTAAATCAAATTGCAAAAGAAAAATTAGATGAAGATAATTATAATTGGTTCAAAGGATTATCAGAACAATATGCTGCTCAAAAAGTATTCAAAGAAAATGGTGTAAAATATTCTACTCTTTCATCACATGATGTTGGTATGGGAATAGAAGATTTTGAGATTAATTGTATAGAAGGTAAAGTATCTTATGAATTGAAAAATAAAAAAACGGTGACAGGATATATGTCTCCTAATCATTATTTATTTATACCTGATGAATATTTAGGGGAATATGATAAATTTAGAAAAAATAAATATTGTTACATATGATAAAAGTTCCAGAAAATAAATTAATCACAATATGCGAATCATCTGAATTTGAAAATTCAAATGATTTAATTATTTTTCCATTAAAAGGAAAGAACAAACGAGACTGGTTTATAAATCATGCATATTTTTGTTTACCTTTGGTAATTGGAAATCAAATGGGGTTTGGTATAAAATCTTTAAAAACTTTTTCGGTAGAATGGGATGGTGGTGATTCTCCGTCCAATACGAAAGTTGAGATTTTAGATGATGGCGATAACCCGATGTATCAGCATATAAATTCCCACTTTGGAATGGGAACCGTTACAATTCAAAATCGATTTACATTCAGAACACCTTCCGATATTAATCTTATGACAATTAATCCTCCTAATTATTGGATAGATGGTATTCAACATATGACCGGTGTTATTGAAACCGATAATCTTCGTAGAGATTTTACATTTAATTTAAAAATTACGAGAAAAAATCATAAAATTATAATTAATAAAGGAGAGTTAGTTGGATGTGTGATTCCTACTCCTAGATATTTTATAGATTCATTTTCATTAGAGAGAGGTGAAGATATTTTTACCAAAGAGCAAATAGATGAAGAACGATTAGCGATGAAAGACTTTGGTATAGAAAGAGTCACTAAAGATATAAGTAAACCGCATGGAAGTGGTAGACGTTATTTTAATGGAGAAGATGTATATGGATGTCCATTTTCAAATCATCAAAAAAAGATATAATATTTTTATATTATGATAATAATGGTTACGACCTCTGCCGGAAATCAAATAATTGGTGGAGGAGATATATGGGTTAATAATTTTATTAGAGAAGTAATCCCTACTCTTAATGAAGAAGTGCATCTCATAATTGATAATAAAAGAAGTGCTAACCATCTTGAATCATCTATTCCTATACCACATACATTTCGTTTAGAGAATCCAAAAGGGACGGAAGATTTATTAGATAAGTGTGATAGAATAATTTTTCTTCATCCACCATATTCACATAGAGAGTATCTTATGGAGTATCAACATAAATGGGATACCGTTTTTATTCAGGCATATGCAAAAGATATAACTGAAAGTGGAACTGATTTTAAAATATATCCAACCAAAATAGAATTGAGTTGGCAAAACCTTCTGCTAAGAAAATGTAAAAAAAGAGTTTGGATAGGATTAAATCATTCACCTCTTTTGGATGATTTTGATTGTGAGGTTATACCAAATTATTACACATTTACCGAAGAGAGACCATTAGTAGAAGAATGTTCGGAAACAATAGGATATGCAGCCCGTTTTGAATCCCGTAAAAATCCACATTGGCTATCAAACCATTCGGCAAAAGTTCTTACTCACAAATACGACTATTACAATATATCAGAAATGTATAATTTTAAAAGATGTAAGTTTTATGAGTTTGATATGGGCATCCATCGTAATTGGTTCATAGATAAAAGTTGGCAAATTTTCCATTCGGCCTATAAAAACGAACCATTTGGGTATTCAGTATTTGATGCCGTTAATTATGGTAAATTGCCTATATTACATAAGGAATGGGGAGTAGAGTGTGATTATGAATATAGGGTTGAAACGAAAGAGGATTTTGATGATTTAGTCAATGAGTTGATACACACATCCTATGAAAAAAAGGTAAAAGAATGTAACAAATTAAAACAATATATGTTACAATTTTCGGATAAAAATAAATGGATAAAAAGAGTTGGAAATCTCATAAATAATTCCTAATTTTATAGATTAAGATAATTATATTTAATAGATGTTACAAGACCTTAACTACATAAAAAAGTATCTCACCAACAATTTAGAATTTGATTTTAGAGGTGAAGAGGAAATCAATCCTGTTCCCTACCGTTGGTCTCATGGAGCTACTGATACACATTTAGGTGATGGACTAATTATCTACTCTCTAATCCAATATATGAGGGCCAGAGTGTGTGTTTGTTTGGGTAGCGGTGGTGGATTTATTCCTCGTATAATGACACAGGCTCGATACGATTTACACAAACAAAACATCTTTGAAGGAAATGCTGATTTTAACTATGGTGATATAGGTTCAACTTATGTTGTAGATGCTATGAATGGTATTGGTGGGGTTGTGGATTGGTTTGCGGAAGAATCATTTTTTAGAAGAACATTTCACCCTCGTATTATAAACTCAACTACCGAGGAGGCATTCTATGATTTCTTCGTATTGCAAGATATAAAAATAGATTATTTACATATTGATGCAGGTCATTCGTATGAAAATGTAAAAGAAGATTTTGAATTATATTCTCAGATAATGAGTGAGAATGGTATTATTTCAATGCATGATACTGACCCGAAATATCATGATAAGTTTATTGTAACACAAGAAGTGAAAGATAGAGGAGATCACGATGATTGGAGTGGGCCTATAAAATTAGCAAAAGAAATTGATGGTAATAAATGGGAAGTATTTAATCTTTTTAATCATGGTATTGTGAAAAATAAACCATCATCAACAGGTCTTACTTTAATAAGAAGGAAATGAAAATTTTAGTTACGGGAGGATGTGGATTTATTGGATATGCACTTTCCGAACAATTGATTACAGATGGACACGAAGTTCATATAGTGGATAATCAGTATATCGGTAGAGAAGCAAAAGTGGCGGAAGGCGCTAAGTTTGTTGGGGGAGATGTAAGGGCAATGGAAAACATTAGTGATAAACCTTATGATTGGATTTATCACTTAGCAGCATTTAGTAGAGTTGGGGTATCATATGAGCATCAAAATTATACTTTTTCCACAAATGTTGATGGAACTAAAAGTGTATTAGAATATGCAAAAAGAAATGGGTGTAAAGTAGTATTTGCAAGTTCATCATCGGTTCATCATTCTATATCACCTTATTCCACATCAAAAAAAATGGGTGAAGAGTTATGCCGTTTTTATAGAAATGGATTGGGTGTTGATGTAACAATAGTGAGATTATATAATGTATATGGGCCAGGTGAATTAATTGAATCACATATGGCGGCATTAATTGGAAAATGGAGAAATCAGATAAACAATAATTTACCTATTACCTATCATAATTTAGGAACTCAATTAAAACCATTTACATATATCGATGATGTTGTTGATGGTTTAGTAAGATTAATAAAAACAAAAGAAATTAATTTAGGTGGTTGGGAAATGGGTAATGATGTTTCATATAGTGTGCATAATGTTTATGAAATGTTTAAAAATAGGTTTCCCAGTTTACAAATTGAAAAAAAAATAGGTGGGTTAGGGCAATACTCAATGAGTAGGAGAAAAGATGATGAAGTTAGAAGATTGGGTTGGTTTCCAAAAGATAGATTGAAGAAATATATAGATAATTTATGAAACCAAAATTAGTTACTGTCACTGGGTATAGAACAAATACTTTGAGGCAAATGTTATCACATTACAAAAAAAATGTGAGTGAAATTCATTTGGTAAATTATTACTCTACTGATAGGGATAATAAAAAATCATTCGAAGAAGCAAGAGATATAGCCGAAGAATTTGGATGTGTATATCATGAAAGAAAAGAGAAGGTATTTAACTGGGAAGCAGTAACATCTTTTTACAATGAAATTAAATCCTTATATCCTAATGATTGGTGGATAGTTTCAGATGATGATGAGTTACAATTGTACTGGGATGATATAGGTTCTATAATTGAAGAGTGTGAAACTAATGGTTGGGAATTTGTAACAGGAGGTTTTATAGATAAGATTGGTGAGAATGGTAGTTTCCCTTTGGTGACAAAAGATACTGATTTATGGGAAGCATTTCCGATTAGTTCTTTTTTTAGATACCCTTTAAGTGGAGCCTGTCCAAATAAGGTTACTCTTATGAAGGGTAGGATAAAGGTAACTGCGGGGCAACATTATGCAGAAATAAATGGACAAACAACTTGGAGGTGGCAGGGATGGAATCACCCCCTTCGTTATCCAATTGAAAAGGGTTTTACACAAGTTCATCATTTTAAATGGGATAGTACTTGTGCAGAAAGGTTAAGAGCTGTTGCAAATGTAGGAACTGATTACGCTTTTTCAGAAGAATACCGAAAAATGTATAGGGCTTTGGCAAAAAATAAACTCTCAATAAATTTAGAAGATTTTTCTGAATGGACTTGGAAATCTGAAAAATCCTTTGTATCTTTCGGTAATTGGAATAAACTAACCAAACAAATAGTTTTAATATAATGACAGGTGCTAAAATAGCAATAATAGTTCCGTATAGAGATAGAAGGGAGCAGTTAGATACCTTCGTTCCACATATGACTGAATTCTTTAAGAATAAGGATGTGGATTACGAAATCTTTATTATAGAACAATCAGATGATAAACCATTTAATTATGGTAAGTTATGTAATATCGGATTCTCTCTATTCAAAGAAGGATTCGATTATTTCTGCTTTCATGATATAGATATGCTGCCGGTAAGTGATGATTGTGATTACAATTACATTCACATTGGAGGTTATCCCGTCCATATGGCAACGAAGGTATCGGCACATACATTTAAGCTCCCATATTTGGAATATTTCGGTGGAGTGGTAATGTTCTCCAAAGAAGATTTTGAAGCCGTTAATGGGTATTCAAATGAGTATTATGGATGGGGGTTTGTGGATTTAGATTTATTACATAGATGTAGAATGAATGATATAGAGTTAGATGAAGAAATTGTTTTTCCTCGCATAGACTCGTATTACGAATTTGAAAAAATTAAAATCACCGATAAGAAGTATTCGGAAAATGTTAAGTATATTGATTTTAAAGATAATGATTTATACCTAAAAATATTTCCAAATAATCAGATAAAAGATTTAACGAAAGATAGTTTTAGCGTATCACTTTGGTTTAGTAAAGATGAAATTGCGAAAGATGAGGAGTATTTGGTAAGTTGGCCTGGTTATAACACCGGTATATCTTTACAAAACGATGGAACTATTAGGGTAAATGTTTATGATAATGATAGGCAGTATTGTTTCGCATACAAAAAATATGAATTAGGTGTATGGAATCATATTGCTATGGTTGTGGATTATAACAAAGAAGTAGTTGAGTTATATCTTAATAGTGTTAAAGTTCCATATACGGGCGACCAGCAACCGTATATAGTTACACCCCTAATTGATTATAGTTATCAACCAATTTATGTAGGTTGTGCAAGTTTAAATTCATCTCCATACAAAGGTAAATTATCAAATCTATTAATGTTTGATTATGTATTGGAACAAAGAGAGATTGATAACATTTATTTAGAAGGGTATAATGGTAAAAAACAAAATACTGATTTAGAGCCAGTTCTTAATATAAACTTTAATAAGATTTATCATGATTTTATATTAGATTCTTCTATTACGATGAATCACGTTAAAGTTCATTCAATAGATTTCACCGAATACTCTAAATTTATTAAAACCGATGTAATTCAAAAAACATCAAAACTTTCAGTTCCTTCTAGAATTATGGGTAAGTATCAATCCTTAATTCACGATGATGATGATAAGATAACTGAAAAGTTTTATAGTTGGGATCCAGATATAGTTCAAAACTCACAAATATATTTTGATGAAGTTTTGACTGGAAAAGTTGATACAAAAAAAATTGGATTAAATTATTTAAATTACAAAATCTTATCTGAAGAAGATATAAACGAAAAAACAAAATGGATAAAAGTAGTTCTATAATAAAACAGGTTATTAACAATGAACAAATTGTTGAAAGGGTAGAAAAGATTGCTGAAATATTAGAATCGTTTGAAAATAATAAAACGATTGATAATTTTTCATATATGATGCCTATTATATACTCTTCGTTAGAATTAATGAGAGGTTATTATGGTGGAACTCAATCACCTTTCCCAACAGGATTTTTCAAAAAAAGAACACAAAATAAATTAAAAAACAAATAAAATGGCTACATCAAAGAAACCCGAAACTTCAAACATCGACATTGAAGAAAGAGCAGTTAGAGCATTTGAAAAGATTGGAACATCGTTAGAAAACATTCAGGATTGGATGTATGAATTGGATACCAAAGGTTGGTCTGAAAGAATGGAATGGTATTTAAACGAATTCTATATGATTGCAAAAGCGAAAACGATTGGTAATACCGGAAGACCTGATAAATCAAACGAAAGACCTCAATAATAGTTTATGGCAGATCAAAAAACATTAGAAGAAAGACAAGTGAGAGCATTGGAAGACATTGCTTCTTCGCTTAGAGATTTGAATGATTGGATGTTTGAAATCGATAAATCAGCTTGGGGGACGAGAGTTGAATGGTATTTGCATGAATTTCATACTATCTTAAAAGCTAAAAATTTAGGAAGTGTATCTAGGCCAATGAGAGATACCGAAAGACCTAATAATGATGAAAGACCTTAATAAAAAAGAAATACAAAAAAAATTAGCGGTTATTGTTCCTTATAGAAATAGGGAATCACATCTTAATGTCTTTATTCCTTATTTAGAAGATTATTTAAACTCAAAGAAAATTCCTTTTGAGATTTTTGTAATTGAGCAAAAGGATAAGAAACCATTTAATAGAGGTAAATTATTAAACATCGGATATAAAGAAAGCGGAAACGAATTTGATTATTTTTGTTTTCATGATGTTGATATGTTACCCATTAAGGTTGATTATTCTTATTGTGATAGACCTACTCATTTAGCGGATAAAGTTGATGGAGAAGAAAGTTTTTACAACTATTTTGGCGGTGTAACGATTGTAAATAAATTAGATTTTAAAATTATAAATGGATACTCAAATGAATATTGGGGATGGGGATTTGAAGATGATGACCTGTTACAAAGATGTATTCAATGTAATTTGAGTTTAGATACTAGGCCATTTGGAATTCAAAACGATGAATATAACTTAAACTATTTTTATTTTAATGGTATAGATTCATTTATCAGTATTCCTTTTCAAAACTTTAAACCTATATTTGAAGATGAATTTTCAATTTCAATAAAGTTTAAACCAGATGATTTAGTTAATGACCTAAATAGAGAGTATGATGAATACACTATATTTTCTATACCGGGTTTTAACTTCTCTTTATCATTCAATAGTTTTAATAGATTTAAATTGGATATATGGGATAAAGATGAAAAATCAAAAAGTATAGTTTCAGACATTAGTCCGGATATGTGGGTTCACGCTGTAATTAATCGTAACCCTCGTAATAAGATGATTGAATTATATATCAATAACACTTATATCGGAGCCGAATATGTTGATGAGTTATACGATTATAATGTAGAAGATTTTTATTTGGGTGTTGCAAATCCGGCAAAAAATTATGAAAACTATTATTTTAAAGGGTTTGTAAATGAGTTTGCGGTATTTGATAAAACATTATCGAAGCCTGAAATAGAACAAATATATAAAGAATCGGCTAAGAAATCCCTACTTAATAATTTTGGTAAGTATAAATCTTCGAAGTGGTTAAAACTCTATTATGATTTTAAACATTTTAGAAGAGATAAATTGATTGATTTAAGTGGTAATGGTTTCGATGCTGAAATCGTAAATTGCCAAAACAATACTTTAATGAATAAAAAGTTTTTAATTGAAGCAGTTGTTCCATACAAAAAAGATGGTTCATTTAAATCACTTAAACATAGTAGTAATAGTGTTGAAGGAAATCGTTGGGTGCATGAAGAAACTAGACAAAATCAATTAAGATATAACTCATTAAAAAACGAAATGTTATTTTATTCGATTGAAGGCCTGAATACATTGAGATATAAAAAAGTAGAAGAAAAAAAATTAAGTGATAAAACTAAATTCATTTCAGTAGAACTATGAAATTAGGAGTATGTGTTCCATATAGAAATAGAGAAGAGCATTTGGCACAATTCTCACCCAGAGTTCATAAATTTTTGAAGGATAGGGGTATTGAGCATAAGATTTATTTTGCCCACCAATGTGATGATAAATTATTCAATAGGGGTAAGATGAAAAACATTGCAGCCGATGTTGCATTTAAAGATGGGTGTGATTATATTGTATGGCATGACATCGATATGATACCGGAAGATGATAGCTGTGATTATAGTTATAACGAAGATTTGCCACAACATTTGGCAGTTCATATTTCACAAACCGATTACAACTTAAAGTATGAAGAATACTTTGGTGGTGCAGTTTTATTTACAAAAGAACAGGTTTATAAAACGAATGGTTATTCGAATGATTATTGGGATTGGGGTATGGAAGATGATGACCTATTTTGGAGATGTGCTATCAATGGAATGGCAGACCAAACATATATCAGACCCAAAACCGAATTTGATATAGCAAATTTTAATGGAGAAAACTCTTTTATTGAAATACCTCAAAGTCGTTCAATAAGATTTTTAAGTAATCGTTCTCACACTCTATCATTATTAGTAAAGGCACATCAGCAAGAGGAAAAGATTCCAATTTATTTGATTGGTGATAATGAAAGAAGATTTTGGGAGTATCCTGTATTTAGAAGACCTGGATATGATTATGGCATTTCATATAATAATAGTAGAGCATTTACTTCGATGTTATGGAATAATGAAGGAGAGATGCAATATATGTGGATGAAGAGATATGAGAACCTTTGGACTTGGGTGACATTAAAAGTTGATTCATACAATAAGCAAATACATTTTTACCTTAATGGCAGAGAAACAGATGCGAGATTTGGAACAGGAGTTCAATCACCTATGGAATATAATGGAGATTTAAAAAGATATGGAAGTGAAAGTTATTATTTGGGAACATCTCCATCAATAAATAAAAATTATCCAAACAAATTTTTCAAAGGTCAAATAGCAGAAGTAAGATTGTATGATAGATGTTTGACCGATAATGAAATAAAAAATATACCATTTGAGTGTGAGGAAAGTGGATTACAGCTTCACTATGATTTCAATTCTTTTAATGATGGATTGCTGGAAGATTTAAGTGGTAATGAAAATAATGGTAAAATTACAAATGTAAATTTTACGAAAGAGAAAATAGAAATACCTTCTACCGTAATCCCTCATAGAAGAAATGGTAGATTTGAATGTCTACCACATCAAACTGAAGGATTGGTTAATGGTAAGTGGGCAAAAGGAGAAACTACTGCGAGAAATGAAAGAAGATATATTTTAGAAATGCAGCAGGGGAAATACGATTGGAAAAATGATGGTATGAATAGCTTAACATACGAATTGTTAGGTATAGAAGAAATAGGAAATAATTCAGTTTTAATAAATTGTAAATGTTAAACGAACACTTTCAGGCGACAAAAGAAAAATTAAATGGGGTTGGTAAGGGAATGTGCTTAGCCAAATGGACACAAGTTACATTACAATTACAAACCGGCCATAACCACTCTTGTCATCACCCTGTCACACACAAAATATCGGAGATGGAAATTGCACAAAATCCATCTGCACTACACAACACTTCTTTTAAGAAAAATAGAAGAAGAGAAATGTTGGAAGGGTTAAGACCAAAGGAATGTGATTATTGCTGGAACATCGAAGATAATTCAAATGATTTTTCAGATAGAATTTATAAATCATCCGAACCGTGGTCTTTACCTTACTTTGATGAGGTATTAAAAACCAAAGGTATTAAAGATATAAACCCAAAGTATGTTGAGGTTTCATTTTCAAACATTTGTAATTTTAAATGTTCATATTGTGGGCCGGCTTTTAGTTCACAATGGATGGAAGAGATACAACAACATGGTGCATATCCTACATCAACTAATTTTAACAATTTAGATTATTTGAAGGGAACTGACCAAATGCCAATTCCACATAATAAAAGAAATCCTTATGTAGAAGCGTTTTGGAAATGGTGGCCTGATTTGTATAAGGATTTACATACATTCAGAATTACGGGCGGTGAGCCACTTTTGGCAAAAGATACATTTGACATTTTAGATTTTATCAACGAATCAAAAAATCCAAATAAAAATCTAAACCTATCGATTAATAGTAACCTAAATGCTCCTGAAAAAATATTTAATGAATTTAGAGTTAAGATTAAAAAATTGATGGATGAGGAAAGAGTAAATGAATTTATTCTTTTTACATCTTGCGATGCACATGGTGAGAGAGCGAATTACATTAGACATGGATTTGATTATAATTTATTTATGGATAGGGTTAATCTATTATTATCCGAAAATCCAAAATTAACAATTATAATAATGAGCACTTACAACGCTCTTTCAGTATCATCATATAAAGGTTTAATTAAGGATGTGTATCAGATTAAAAAAGAATACCATAGTGCGGAAAGGTATTATGGTAGTTCGATTATATTAGATAGTTCATATCTTCGTTGGCCTCCACATCAAAGTGTTAAGGTATTGGATAATGAGTGGATAGATGAGGTTTACTCACAGGCACAACTTATGGATTTCTATGAACAAGTTAGAGTGGGTGATGATGGATATGGGTTTACCGATATTGAAATCACAAAGGTTAAACGAATAGCGGAATGGATGAAAAATCACGATGATGATTCAACTTTCTTGAAAAATCGAAAAGATTTCTTTATCTTTGTAAGACACCACGATATGAGAAGAGGAACTAACTTTTTAGAAGTATTTCCTGAATATGAAGAATTTTATAAAAAATGTAGAAAAGGTAAAGCATAATGATTTTTTATATACCAAATAAATCTACCAACAGCACTAATCTTAAAAATTTTACATCTTTAAATGATGGGTATTCTTTAAGATTAAAAGGTAGTTATGATGTGAATAAACCTTTTGGTTATTTGTTTAGGAGAAATCTCTCTTCTGAAACATTAATAATTGAGGGTGGTAAAATTCATTTTCAATATAAAGTTGGAGATGAATACTTCTCTAATATAGTATGTGATGTAAAGAAAACGTTTGATTTCTTTATAAGAATTGATAATAGAAAGCAAAAGTTTGTTTATACTGATTTGAATACTGAAATAGGATATGATTTTAAATGTGATTTTCAAAATGTAGTAAAAGAAGATAATTACTTTACTTTTTTATCGGATAATGTGCATGAGAAAACAACTGAAAAAAATATATTAAATGGTAATTTAGATTTAGTTGTATTATATGATAGATTGTTGGAAACACATGAAATAAACTTTAACTTAAAAACATCAGAAGTTTTGCAGGAAGATAGTTTATTTAGTTGTTTAGATACATCAGAAAAAACAAACTTTAAAATATTTGATAATAGTGGTAATGGTAATCATGCATTCATATCAGAGCCCGTAAAATTTAAGCACGATAAAATAATGGATTTTGTTTCGAAATCCAGACCAAATAAATATGGATAATACAGAACGATACTCGGAGATACGAAGAAAATTAAATTCGGTGGGTAAAGGATTTTGTTTAGCAAAGTGGAAGCAAGTTACATTGCATCTTCACATCGGACAGAATCATAGTTGCCACCATCCTGGTATACACAAAATTATTAAAGAAGATTTAGTAGATAACCCTTCTGCACTTCATAATACCAAATATAAAAAGGAATTAAGAAGAGAAATGTTGCAAGGATTAAGGCCTACCGAATGCGATTATTGTTGGAAGGTAGAAGATAATTCAAACGAATTTTCTGATAGAACTTTTAAATCTGCGGAAGAATGGGCTTGGCCTCATTTTGATGAGATTAAAAATTCATCTTATATGGATGATGTAAATCCTTCGTATGTTGAAGTTTCATTTAGTAATGCGTGTAACTTTAAATGTTCGTATTGCTATCCTCAATTCTCAACACAATGGTGGGAAGAGATTGAGCAGTTTGGAGCTTATCCAACTTCAACTCGTCATAATGGATTAGACCATATTATCAAAGAAGGTAAGCAACCATATAAACAAACCGAACATAATCCTTATGTAGAGGCATTTTGGAAATGGTGGCCTAATTTATATCCATCATTGTTAAACTTTAGAATAACCGGAGGAGAACCTTTATTACATAAAGATACATTTAAAGTATTTGATTATGTAATTGATAATCCAAACCAAAAATTAAAGTTGGCAATAAATTCTAATTTGGGGGCACCGGAAAAACTCTACCAACAGGCCAAAGAAAAAATAAAAAGAATAAGTAGTGATGGGTTGGTAAGAGAATTTATTATATTCACTTCTTGTGATGGGTGGGGAGAGCAAGCTAATTATATTAGAAATGGATTTGATTATAATCAATGGTATGATAGATGTTCTGAATTATTGGAAGAAATACCGAAACTTACTATTTCGATTATGGGAACTTATAATCTTTTAAGTATCCCATCATATAAAAAATTGATTAAAGATGTATATCAGCTTAAAAAAGAATTTACGAATCCTGATAGGTATTGGTTTTATCCTATTGGATTGGATAGTTCGTATTTAAGACATCCACATCATCAGGCGGCTAACATCATAACCGATGATTGGCACAAAGAAGTATTTGAGCAAGCACAATTGATGGACTTCTACGAAAGTTTGGGAACACAAAATCCGATTGGATATACCGATGTAGAAATTCACAAATTGAGAAGAATATACGATGTGGTTGTTGCTCCAAAAGAAGACCATACTGTAAAAAGAGATAGAAAAGATTTTTATAGATTTTTTAGTGAGCATGATAGAAGAAGAGGAACTGATTTTGTAAAAACTTTTCCAGAGTTAGAAGAATTTTGGAATTTATGTAAAAGTATTAGATAATGAATCACTTATATTTCAATAAAGACATTAGTTATAAAGTTTGGGATCAATCAACTTTTAACACATCGAAGAAACCAAATTTAAAAACTTTTTTCCAAAAGGATTTTACAATTTATAGTAAATTTAAGATACAAAAAACTGAAGATAGAGGAGATGAAATCTATGGTATATTTTCTAAATGTGGGCTTCATTCCGGTGTATTTGTAAATAAAGAAAATGATTTTTATGTTGTAAGTGCACAATTATGGATGAGTAAACCGATTGATGCGGAAAACATTAACATCACCTTTATTTACGATTTTGAAAAGGAATGGCAAGAGATATTCTTTTCAGTAGATTATACCAACAAAATTTTTAGAGTTACTTATAATGGTGAAACCAAAGAAGCACCTATAACATATCCTGTTGTAAGTTATGATAATACACCATTATTTATCGGAGCCGCTGCACCAAATTATATTGAACCACATTTACAAGAATATAGTTGGTGGTATAAGGGTTGGATTGATGATGTAATTATTATGGAAAAGGTTCTAAACAAAGAAGAATTAGATTTATTTAATCCTGAAATTGTTAGAAGATTTACATTAGCAAAATATAAGTTCACTTTGGAAAACCTTAATAGATTTAAAGCGTGGGATAGTAGTGGAAACGGTAATCACGCTCTTTTGTATCAAGATTTTAATGTAAATGATATACAAAATAACATTATAGATAAATTAGAAGAACAATGAAAATATTAATCACAGGAGGAGCAGGTTATTTAGGTTCAGTTATAGTAGATAAAATGCTAAAAGCTGATTATGAAGTAGTTGTATTGGATAAATTGCTATTTAACCAAACATCATTACTTCAATACACATCTAATCCAAATTTTAAGTTTATTTATGGAGACGTTCGTAATGAAAGATTATTAGAACAATTGTGTAAAGATGCTGATGTGATTATTCCATTAGCTGCAATAGTTGGGTTTCCAGCGTGTGCGGCAGACCCTCAATTGGCAAAAGAAATTAACTTTAAACAAATAGTAAACATTGTTAGATTCGGAAAGGATAAAAAGATTTTATATCCAAATACAAATAGTGGATATGGAATAGGAATAGGTCAAACCGAGTGTACTGAAGAATCACCCCTTACACCTATATCAGTTTATGGACAAACAAAATGTGATGCTGAGAATTTTTTGAGAGCAAACACATCGGCAATCACATTCAGATTAGCGACCGTATTTGGTGTATCACCTCGTATGAGAACTGATTTATTAGTAAACGATTTTGTTTATAAAGCAATTACCGATAAATACATAGTAGTATTTGAAAAGAACTTTAAAAGAAATTTTATTCATATTGAAGATGTGGCATCGGCTTTTCTTTTTATGTTGGGTAATTATGATTTTTATAGAGGTGAAATATTTAATGTAGGATTAAGTTCAGCCAATCTATCAAAACAAGAATTGTTAGAAAAGATACAAACCCACGTAAAGGATTTTGCGGTATCATACAACGATTATTATGAAGATCCTGATAAAAGGGATTACATCGTATCAAACGCAAAAATAGAGGAAGCTGGGTGGATACCAGAGTGGGATTTGGATAGAGGTATAAAACAATTAATACAAGGCTATCAAATGATAGTTCCGAAAATGGGTTCTGAATTTAGAAACGGATTTCCTTTAGGATATGCTAACAATACATAATATAAATTTTAGTACAATTTCCAATAATGTATCATTAGAAGGGAATTCAGCGGAATATGATGAGCAAAATCAAAAGTATATTACCGCAGGATTTACTGATAAGAATACTCAATACTACCAAACGTTTGATTTGCCAGAAGAATATCATACTTTCGCAAAGCAAATATTTTCAGATTATTCATTAAGTGTAATAAAACAAATGCCAGGTCAAACTATACCTGAACACTTTGATACATTTTATCAATTTTCAAAAAAGAATAATTGTGATAAGT